ATGGTCATCTCTGGTATAAGTGAAGCAGGGGACTACATTGTTCTCTGCGGGTGTGAAGACGCACCTTGCTGCGGGTGTAACAGATGAGTTACGATAAACCACTCAAACGCAATTGGAAGAAAGCAACAAACAAGATTATCAAAAAGGCTAGCAAATAGTTTTCGCAAGTTTCGGACACCTCAGGGGGAGTAGAGCCTCTCCCCCGCCTTTTCCACTTGAGTGAAAAAATCTTTATATAGACCCCCACACTTGGTATTGTATGACTAAAAACATGTGCGGTAAAACCCGTAAGACTGACGACCCATACGAGGTCTGGACTGGAGCTAATGGCTTTGAATGGAGAGTATTAAAAAAATACCAAAACGAAGAAAACGAAGCTAAGAACGCTCACGCTCGTTGGTTCTGTGCAGTGAAAAGTAATTTCACTTATGGTAGTTTTGAACTTGGTGATGTCTATGTCAGTGAGATTAAAAGATACGGCACAAAAGTTCCAAGTGAAGTAATTGACTTCGTGAGGGGCAAAGCTTAAATAGGCATACCCTATTGGTTATACAGAGCGGGGAGCCCAAATTACCCCCGCTCACTTACAGTTATCAGCTGTAACACCGTGACCTGACAAAGAAACAAAATCGACCATACGCCAAATACGAAAGACAAAATAACAAACATTAGCTGAACAGTGCTGACCAATCCCTTGCCGGTCTATGGCCATCTTAGTTGATTAAAGACGTGTAGCTAACATTATGTATCACCTTTGAATCACTTTGTCCCTGTTATATGTCTTCTCGTATTCGCTATGCTGCATCACACCTGTTCTGTTTGTGTTCGCCTTTCGTGAAGCTTCGGCTTTTGACTGGCGACAGGTCACCCCACGTGTGGCGCTACCTATGAAGATTGTCGCGCCCTCAGGCAACCGCTCCCCAAGGTAGGCTTTAAATTCTAATTAGAGCCTTGGGTGAAGTTGCATCTTTTTCCACTCGTGTGAAAAAACCTTTATATAGACCCCCTCCCTTGGTTATACATGAACAGAATTCAGACCAAGACGTCTCTTCCATGGAAGGGTCGCAGTGAGAAAGAAGTCGACTTCTTCGTAGAAGTGGGCACTACCCCATACGGTAAGTATGGAATGTATAAAGAAATGATTCCGGTTGGCACTGGTAGCCGAGGAAGCCATCAAGAAATTGCAGACTCTGTGAGATTATCTAATCCAGACGTCTTTGAGCAATACGAACTTCGTCAAGTCATCAGCAGGGGATAAGCTTAAATAGCACTAGCGGATGGTATATTATGACTAAGGCCAAGATGGATTACCTTTGGGCACCAAAGGATGAAAAGCTCGTGAGTTCTTTATTGGACTCACTAGGAATAGAAAAAGTAGGAACTTCCGAAAGATATCCTACTGGTGTAAAGTATGATGCACTCGTTGCCATTTGCGATGTAATATCTGCAAATGATAAAACTGCATCTATGGTTGCATCACGCACACATGAACTTCAATCACAAAGAAAAGTAACTGGCAAAGCTCCTTCAGTGGACTCTGTTGTTGCTGCTCTTGCATCAGGTAAGATGTCAGAAGCTGATTTGAAGAAAGCTATGAAAAAGGCAGGTCTAATTAAATAGGCAATCAGTAATCGAGCTGGGTATCTCGAACAACTACCCACCTTATATTTATGGAAGTAGCTCTTCCGTAATCGAGTATGGCCGAACAAGTCCGCCACGGACTAAGGCACAGAACTGCGCAAACCGAGAAGCGACTGCTGGAGGGATGCAAAGCTGGTAAGGGTTCTACTTTGTAGTGGCATAAACCCTTTGGAGGTATACAATAAATCCTCCTACTCATCCTATTATTTTTTATAAATTTTATTTTTCCACTCGAGTGAAACTTCTTCGCTCTACTCAGCTCGTGGGCTCTCAGTTGAGCTTTAAACCTTCGTGAGAAAGCTCGGTAAGGCGAGGTGAGAAAACATTGCTCAGTTGGCTCTATAAAGAAACAGGGGAGGTCCGTAAAGCACAGTGAGAAACTGTCTCAGTCGGGCTCAGGGCTCCACTGAGCACAACCGTAGGCCCCAATGAGAAAATAAAAGTGCTTAGTAGGGCTTAAAACCCAAACTAAAACCAGTTTAAGTTCTTAGTTCGCGATGAAATGTGTTCATGCGACAAAGTAGAGTAAGTAATTAAGAAGCCTATATTAAGAATGCTCTACTAAACATGCTCTACTAACCATGCTATACTAAGACATAAGAGTGCTAAACTAAGCATGCTCTATTAGTCTCTTTACTTATAGCAATACTATAGCATAACTAATCTATATCTTAATATAGTTAATATAGGGAAGCTGAACTATATAAGGTTTTGCATGAAAAAGCCCCCCGTTTTTTATACTCAGTTCATTTTTCGTGCTGGGCTCTCAGTTCAAGAGGGGAAACCTTTATATACCCTCTATACTATCTGAATAAGATGACAAAAGTCGACCAATTAGCTGCAACGCTAAAACAATTAACGCCACGTCAACTACAACAGTTGATGACTAGAACCTCTACTGTAGATGGTTCCACAATTAAAGCCAAAAAGATTAGAGCAACTGAGAAGTATTTCGAACACGCTCCGAAACCACATCACTGTCTCACTTACGGTGTCTACTCAGACACAGTAGATTACATACATGAAATAGGTATAGACAAATGGTTGTCTCAGAAAGTAAACAACCAAACTAAGAACGCTACATTTGTTACAGTGAGGAAACAATGATTTGTTCAGACTGTGGTGAATATTCTTGGGCTGATAACGGTGGACATGAAATAAATGCATCATGTTGTGAACACTGTTTAGTAAACTTTCATATAGAAGGTGGACTATGAACCCAATAGAGAAGTTCAATAACTTCATGACTCAGCATACTGACAGAGTTCCTTTGTTAAGTGTGCAGTCAATTAAAGATAATCGTTTCACTGTGTTGAGAGAATTCCTCTCCGCTTCATTTGATAATGTAGAGGATAACGCTTGGTCTGTGAGTCAGAACTTAGGAAAGTTCATTGACGCTCTCAGCACAATGGAACCTGAAGATGTAAATAAGATTACAAACACAGTTCGCAAATATGAAGTCAAAGGCACCTCGTCCGGAATACACGGAAAGAGAACCTATGGATACGATAAGTCCAGAGTTGACAGAACTCTCATCAGACGTGGGAGGGCGAACTGAGAAGGAATAGGGAAACCTTTAAATACCCTAAACACTATGGATACAACAATGAGTGAAGAATACCGACACAGAGGAATTGATGACTTAATGTCAGATACTCCCGAGATAGAAGAGGCACCGGCCAGTGAACCGGAACCAGTAGTTGAGAAAGAGACAGTCATGTCTAAGCTTAAAGGCTCAGTTCAGATACCTGAAGAGTTTAAGTTTGCTGACAATATTACTTTCTATACAATGTTACGCAATATATATCGAGGTAAGAACATCCTCATCACCGGACCATCCGGTTGTGGTAAGTCTAGTCTCGGTAAGATATTAGCTGGTATTACCAACAAAGAGTTTTACTCTTTTAACTTTGGTGATACTATGAATCCCTCAGCTAAGTTGCTGGGTGATACTAAATATGATAAGGAAGCAGGAACGTGGTTCAAGCCTTCTCGGTTTGTTAACGCAATCCAAAGTAATTCCTTCATTATGTTAGATGAGGTTACTCGTGACCGAACAGGTGACCTTGCTAACATTCTTATGCCAGTTTTAGATGGTCAAAAGTATTTAGCTCTTGATGAGAGTGAAGACGCTGACAGTGTCTCAGTCAATAAGAAAGCATTCTTTTACGCTACTGCTAATATAGGTAGAGAGTATCTCGGTGCATCTCATGACTTAGACCGAGCATGGAAAGATAGATTCACTGGTGGTATCTATGAGTTAGAATACCTACCTATGAAGAAAGAGATGGAATTAATTATGATTCGTAACCCTCAGCTGGACAAATACAGTGCTGAAAAGATTGTAGACTTTGCTAAGCGAGTTCGCGACTTACACAACTCAGACGAACTAACTACAGCAGTCTCAACACGTATGTGTCTTGCAGTCTCAGAGTTAGTAGTTGACGGCATGAGTTTAATCGAAGCACTCAAACACACCTGTCTACCGTTCTACCCAGTTCAAGCTGGTGATGACTCAGAACGTGTCAGAGTTATACAGGTCATTCAATCAATGGGGGACTAAGAGTGCCTAAGTTCGTAGTAGGTTTAACCTTAGAAGAGTTCAGTGTCTTAGCTGACTACTTCACGACCTTTGAACCTATGGGTGACTCATACGAAGAGAGTATTATATATGGCATCCTTTCTCAGCTCGTCTCAGACTTTGATAACCGAGAACCGGAGTATATTTATGAGTAGAGTAAAACACACATACTGGCATGGTTTGGCTAAGATATTAATTCTCAGTGGATTCAAACCAGCCATGTGTTCACGCATCATTCAAGATGTGTTCCCCGAGACTGATATCAATGGTAGACACATCGGTGCATACAAAAGAAGAATAGTCAATCAAGAAGATTTAATTCTTCCAGATAGACCAACTATGGGTAAGAACGAAGCTACTAAGTTAGCTCACCAGTTAGTCTCAGCTGAAGATATGTTTATATATAATTGTAGTGTAGGTTCAGCTAAGAGAACTCTTGAATGTTTTCAGTTCAAGTTCATAGCTGAAGAAGAAGATGAAGTAAAAAAGGTAGAACAATGGATTACGGACATTCAATAGACGAGTGGGCTGAGGACACAGAGGATGACTTCTGTGACGCATGTGATGACTGGACTGATGACGATGGTCATGGTAACTGTAAAGCATGTGGTATCAAATATAAATCAGTCGACCCATTCATTAGCCCAGCAGTAGCAACTGCTTATAGTTCAACTGCACCAACTGTCTCAGCCAGTGGTGACCTTTATGGTCGCACCTCAGGTTATACGTGGGGTAGTGGTGGTTCATGGTGGAACAGAGGCGTTAGTGCTATGACCTCTATGTGGGGTCATTCCTCATCTCAGTCAGATAAGAAGACTAGAATGTTAAAGAATAAAAGACATTTAGATTCTCTTTGTAAAGTTGTAGACCCAACAGTGAAGCATACTCTAAACTACTCAACTGATAGTAGTTACTCTAGTATTAATCGTGGGCTCATATATGTTGACGGTTCTCTGTTAGAGGATAATGATGATAAGTTAGATGTAGTAGCCGGACTAGCTATACACGAGAAGTTACATTTAGTTCACAGTAAACCATTACTTAGTTGGGAACGCACCTATGGTAGAGACAAAGACCTCTTGACATGGCAACAGAGTTTGTTACACAATATTGGTAACATAATCGAAGATGAGTATATAGAGTCTCAGTTAGCTAAAACACATGGTGGTTTTACTAGTTACATCGAAAAAGTTAAAACCCATTACTTTGAGAAGCATGGTGAAAAGATGGCTGAGGGTGACAGTGAGTTCGGTAATGTTTTGAATACACTATTATCTTTAGTTAGGTTTCCCTCAGCTTTAGATGCTGAGCGTAAAAAGAAACATGCTAAACATATTCAGTTCTTTGCTAGAGCCTTAGCTCCAGCATATACAGACCGAGCGTCCAGTCTCGTTGCAATACAAGCAGTGTATGAGTATATGGTTCAGTTGGCTAAAGATTTAGCTAAGTCTGAAGCATCAGATGAGTCGCCGAAAGAAGAAGCTGAGCGTCGAGCTGCTGAAAAGTATGAGTCAATCATCAACGACTGGGGTGGTGAGGATGCATTAACTGAAGAAGTTAAAGGTAAGATGATGGATAAACTTATAGAAGATATTAAATTAGACGTAGAGTATGAAAGAAGACACTCAGTTCGTTCAACAGTTCGAGATGGTGAGGCAAGTATGCCTAAAGAGTTAGCTGATTACGCTAAAGGCATGTCAGATATTGATTCTTATTTAGATAAACAAATCAAAGAGTTAGAAGATACTGAGTATTCTGAGGAAAAGTGGGATACTAGTAAAGCTCTCGGTTTAAGGAAAGGAACTAAAGTAACATGGCGTAACCAACGTAGTAATGAAGATGGTAACTTCGGTTATGACAAAGACTTAGCTCGTATGAAACCAGCCATTGGTCAACTAAAAAGACGTATACAACTCTTTGGTAATACTAACAAATATACTATTCGTAACCAACGAAGAGGTAAGTTAGACAAGAAGATGTTACATAAAATACCTCTCGGTAGGCCAGACTTATTCAAGAATACTATTATAGATGAAGACAAACCATTAGACGTGTGTCTCTTAGTTGACGAGTCAGGTAGTATGGGTTCATATAAGATGGCTAAAGCACGTCAGACTGCCTTAGCATTACGAGAAGCCTTAAAAGATAATCAAGCCCTCAACCTATGGGTGTTCGGTCATACAGCCGACGGATACGATTGGGATGGCACCGGTGAGACAAACATGTCTTGTTACTGGTCACCAACCTATCAAAATGATATCAAAGCTATTGGTGCTATGAGAGCACGTTCCGAGAACCGAGATGGTATGGCTATCTTAGCATCAGCCGAGAGAGTCAAAGCTGAGTCACCATCAATGGGTAGTAATAAACTTATGATTGTTATATCAGACGGTGAACCATCAGCTAAAGATTACCGGTATCATGTTGGAGTTCCTCATGTTAAGAAAGTAGTGTCTCATTTAGAAGGTCAAGGTTGGAACATAATAGAATTAGGTATTACTGGAGCACGTGAGTCAGCTATGAGAGAGATGTTTAAGAACTATGTAATCATTGAGGACACTGCTGAACTATCCGGCACAGTTAGTAAAATAATAAGAAGGGTAATAAAAGTATGAATGAAGACATGCAAGAAGCTGAGTGGTATATGCTATTTGCTTTCTTCATAATCATATGGATGGTAATCCTAATGATGGTGGGCTGAGGGTGACAGGGTATAAGTTAAGATTATTATTTTAATCTTGGTCGGTTTGCTCATTGTCTTAGCTTATATCCCACCAAACGCACGAACGATTGAGTTTTGAATCTCAACTGTATACAGGCCACGCTTTATATAATGTAAAGAGAGTAGGACAGTTATACAACCGAGAACGTCGCATAGCGATGAAAGGTTATGAGAAGCCGCTCTCAGTTCGTGCACCAAAAGCTTTATATACTATTTGATATATATTGAATTATAATGAAACGGAATTGATAATATGCAAACATTTCTACCAACAAAAAACTTTAGAACAGCAGCCAAACTTTTAGACTATCGTCGTCTAGGTAAGCAGAGAGTCGAGGGCCTTCAGCTCATCAACTCACTCAGTCCAGACTATGATAAGAAAGGTTGGCTTAACCACCCAGCACGTTTAATGTGGCGTGGTTACGAGACAGCACTCAAACATTACACTAACGTAATGATAGAAGAGTGGGTTGCACGTGGATATAACAACACAATGCAACTATACACAATAGAAGAGCCGATAGTATTCCCCTCATGGTTAGGCTATCCGGAACTGCACAAGTCGCATCGAATGAACCTATTACGTAAGGATTACGACTTTTATAAACAGCACTTCGATGCCGATGCACAAACGGACCTCGCAATCATAAACGAGTATGAATACTATTGGCCACCGGAGAAGAAACAATGATAAGAGAATTAATAGTGTGGTTAGATAAGGTATTCGGTATGAACCGAACTAAGAAACTTATGATAAGACCACGTAAATACGGAGCAAACAAAAATGGTGACAAACAAAAGTGACGCAATACAGTTCTATAAGATACTGTTAGACTGGTGTAGCCCGAAGGTGGCTAGAATGATGTTGGATGATATGGATTTCTATATCGCTGACACAACTGACAATGACTCAGTTAAAGAATCTATTAAGTTAGTCCGGAAGTATCTATATGATATGACGATGGAAAACGAAATGATAGATGACGAAGAGACAGAACACGAAACAGCTCTCAAAGAACTGATGAACAAACAGAGAGGAATGACTAAAGAATGAGATGTATAAGATGTGGTAAGAACTACATCGGAATGAAGAAAGTTAATAAATTTAATTGTCCTCATTGTGGTCAAGGCTTAGGGATGAACGAACTGAAACGTGTTAGCGAATAGAAAGTGTATCGATTGTGGAAAGAGAATTTCTATAGCTGAAGATGGTTTTGGTAAAGGACGTTGTATTATGTGCAACATGAAGACTATCTAAGCATTAAGCCCCATTTAGCAAAGCTTTATATATCTCTAAAGGGATATATAATATAGCATGGTTTATAGAGCATGACTAATAAAGCATTCTTTAAGGTGCTCTATACTAACCTTATGTTAGCTAAATGAGGCAACAATGGGAAAGAAACGAGACACTGGAAAGAATTTCGAGAACGAAATAAGAAAGAGTTTACAAGGGAGTAAACATATATGGTGGTTCAGGATACAAGATACAAATGATATTAATAGGTTTGTTAAGATTGCTGTGGCAGAGAAACAACCCGCTGACTTCTTCTCAGTCTATAGAGGAAGGCCAATTATGGTGGAGGCTAAAACTTCTAGGAATCTCAGTAGCTTTCCTTTATATTATAGTAATACTCCTGCTATCGCTAAGCATCAAATAGAAGCTGGTTTAAAATTAGAACGAGCTGGGGGTATATCTCTCATCTTAATACGAAGAGAGGAGTATAGAAATAAGAAAGTTTATGCTATCTCACCCCAACAAGCGAAAGACTTATATAGGAACAGAAACAATAAGAAATCAATCAAATGGAGTTGGTTCGAAGAGAACGCCTACCTCGTTGAGAGATTGAAGGCACCTCTAAGATGGAACCTACATAAGCTCTATGAACAAGTAATATGAAAAAAAGAGTAACTAAAGAACCTTACGAAGGATACAAACTACCTGCCTCATCTGAGAAGGGTGGACAATTTGTAGACTTTATTCAAGCATACAAAGAAGCACCAACTAAGGTGCCTGTAAAAAGAATAATTAAAAAGAAGCGATGACGTATGACCCAACCAACATACTATAAAGCATTGTGGCATAATTGTAATATATGTAAAATACATTACATGAGTGATGAACCTCATCTAAGAGCATATCTCTGTGATGATTGTTGGAATAGTGTTCCGCACTTCGTCGTGCAAACACCACAAAAGAAAATAGAAAAGAAAGAGGAATGGGAAGTCTTAGACTATTTGCTATACATATGGGCCTGTCTCATTGTAGTAGCATTTATTGTAGGATACCTAATATTAAAATGACAAAAGAAGTAATGGATAAATGTTCAACAACATTCGCCTGTTGCACTAAAGCTTTCCCAGCTGAGGTGCGAAAAGATGTATATAGTCTATATGGATTTATAAGACACGTAGATAATATAGTCGACGGAGACGAGTTAGTAGGCGACCTGAAGAGGTTAGCTTATAACTTTGCTTATGTAAACAAAAAATATGATATGCCTAAAGAATGGAAACATGACTTTTATAACTCGATGAGAATGGATGCAAAGAAAGTGCATCATGATGATGAGTCTATGTTGAGGTATTGTAGAGGTTCAGCTGAGGTCATTGGTCTTATGATGGCTAAGATATTAAATGCACCTGAATCAGCTTATCCATATGCAGAACATTTAGGTAGAGCTTATCAGATTATTAATTTTGTTAGAGATTACGATGAAGATATTGCCAGAGGATACCATTATATAGGACCTGAGCACGATAAATACTTAGATATGTTTGAAGCGTCACTGTTTTTTGGTGAGCTCGGACTAAAGTATCTACCCCGAAAAGTTAGAAAACCGATACGATATGCTAATGAAATGTATCGTTGGTGTGCAAAGAAACTTAGGAAAGGTTACAAGAATCCTAAACCTAATGGATTAGTAAGAGCATGGATAAAACTTAAGGTAACACTATGGTAAAAACATTTACACAATGCCCAGCTTGTTTTAGTCGAGCAATTTTTCATAGCTACGACGGACGAGCTTATTGCACGAGATGTGCAGATAAAAAATAATGGACATAATCCCATTAGAAATCCCTTTACGGGACCAACTGAGAGTATACGCTATACAACTCTCAGTTTACATAACCATAACCTTTATATAGGGAGGTGGTTTTGGTTAAATTACAGTGATTAAAATGAATAGAACAGAACAAATCAACAGTCTCATGGATGCTGTAAAGCATTATCAGAAGACAGGTCAGCACAAACAGGTAAGTATTAGATACAACCCTGAAAACAGAACACAATTTAACTTTGCTTCATGGAAGCACAGTTCAGACAGTGACTCTGTAAGGAATATCCTACCGGAAGATATTAGAATGTCTTCAGAAGGTAACTTCTATGTAGTAGGAAAAGACAACAGATACAATCTAAAACAGTATACTTCTCAGCATAAACAACATGTGAGAGCATATAGATTAGATAGATTGGTGGTAAAATGAAACAAGTAAGTAGTATAAAAAGAATAAGTGAATATAAATCGATATATATTCCAGATGTAATTTTGGAAGATATGAGCATGGACTCAGGCGACAATGTAGTTTGGTTCCAGAATGATGATGGACATTACCTCATCAAGAAAGTTCAAGTGGATATATTAGATTAATATGAATGAAATGTTAGATGGCTTTTTGAAAGCCGCCCAAAATAAAGATAAAGCCTTAGAGGTTAAATCTCTCATGAGTAAAGACGAACAGATAGAATGGGAAATTTTAGTTAAAGCTATGGATACAATAGATATAATGCACATAGGCGAATGCCTTGAAAAAATAAGTAAGACATATCAGTTAAAAAAATGGCAAGAGATGTCAATCTTAGCTTATGTTAAAGTATTAGAAATCATGGTAAAAGCAGCCAAAGAGCACTCACCCGAAAGCTTCAAACCAGTTCCAGAAAGTGAACCTGAACACAAAACCTACACAGGGAGTATGTTTGGATGAGCGATAAAGATTTACATTTATCTTCAGACTTAGTAATGTTAGTATCAGGATTCTTATTCGGGTTTGGATTCGGTGCAGTAATAGGACATTATATATTATGAACGAAAGATGGGAAGCTTTCGAAAGAATTTGGGCTAAAGGTAAAAACAATAAGATGGTTCAACGCTTAATGGAAAAGGTTAAGATAAGAGGGTTAGAACCAACTGAGGATAACTGTCGTGATTATTGGATGGGTTACATTCGATATTATACAGATGGTTGGACAGGACAGGGTCATCATGTGAACCCACGTAAGAACAAAATACTCATGAAACAACTAAAAAGGAATCAAAATAATGACAATAGAAGAGGACAGAAAGGCGGAAGTAAACCATCACACAAGATGGGCAGAAGAAATCCGCCGAAGAAACGCTAGATATAGCGAAGAGAGTAATTGGTTTCCATTTGTTCAGAACGTGGAAGACGTCTTAGCGAGAATAGATAAGATGTCCCAGCGTTTTGATGATTTGGAAAACAAAATAGGAGAAACACAAGGAATGATAAAGAACTTAAGAAAAATACTAATCAAGTTGGAGGTCATCGATGACAGATTCATCTTCTAATGACCCTGTAATGGCAGAACTAGCCGGAGATTTAATTCAGGCTAAGATGGATGCAAGTAAGATGACACATCTTCTACGCATCGGGACATTTCAAATGGAGATAGCACCTAACGAGAAAGTCGATGTTAGGGCATTCTTTAATGAAACGATAGATAAACTAATAGGAGCTTATGGAGAGAAGCTATTAGAAATAGATATCAAAACCGCACAGATGCAAAGCGGTAATATGCATCAATAAAAAGGAGGAAAGAAAAATGGCAGAAAAAACTAGCTTAGAACTCGCAGCCGGATTGTTCCGGAACACTGACAAAAACGGAAACATCTACTACTCAGGTAAATCTGAGGGTGGAGATGAATATGTTATGTTCAGAAATACCTACTGGAAAGAAGGTAGCAACAAACCTTACTTCAGGTTAATGAAGAGAACAGACGGAGCATCAGCTCCAACAGTGGAGGACTAATGTTCTTCCCAGATAAGAACACTGAACGCATGATGGACATGTGGGTTGACTTACTTTCTCATATTGAGAATGATGACCGGCAGATGAGTTGGAATAGGACACAACCTAAAATAGGAACAGTAGAAGAAAGAGAAGATTGTATAGTTCTTACCGCTGACCTTCCGGGAGTTGAGAAGAAAGATATTGAGCTCTCAGTTCATGCAGAGAGTGTAGCTTTCAAGGCTACTACTGAAGATAGAGATTATGATTTTGGTCAATCATTTGATTTTGAATTAAATCCTAACAAAGTAAAAGCAACCTTCAACAACGGAGTTCTTGATGTAACTATACACAAGATAACCCCTACTAAAGGAAAAATAATAAAAATAGAATGAGTGAATACGACGACTGGATTCAGTCAACCCGAAGCGATAGGATATGGTTAGAAGATTCAATGACCGCTTTGGGTCAGTTCGCTTTTATATCACCTATCCATAGAGTGAAGCATTGGAATCCTACAACTAAGAAAAGAAACAAGTGCTGGGCTAAGGAAGGTGAATGTGTGTTCTGTAAAAACAATACACCTAAGATAAATGAATTCACTTATGGACTCTATACAAGTGAGTCCAAACAAGTTAAATATTTAACGCTAACAGTGGGTGCTCATACATTAGCTCAAAGAGTTTTTACCATATTAATTGAAAATGGATTCAACCCAACCGATAAGGTTTTTGAAATTAAGAAAGGTAAAGTAATGACAACGTCAGGAAGAGAAGTGAATGGATATGATTTAAGTATTACTGAACTCGATGCCTTTGTGGAAGAGAAGTTCAGACCAAGCTTAGAATCAAGTGAAGAACAGAGTTATGTATGGGCAGTGCCAGAAGAAATAGTAGAGTTTTTGAAAGATAAAGATGGAGACCCAATCACTATGATTGATTTGTTTTTATTATTAAAAGAAAACTTTCCAGCTATAGATGAAAAAGAAATGAAAAAGTATGCAGTTAAACTATGTGAACACAATGTTCTCAGTTTACGTAATGTGAGAACAAAATGGATATGAAACCTGAAGATTACATAAAGCTTCAAGCCGAGACAGGGAAAGCAGTCCCAGCTCATCTCATATCTTTTTCTCCTGAAGAAGGTGTCACATATACTAAAAAGGTAAAGACAAAGAAAGTAGAGCCTCATACAAAGTTAGAAGTGTATGATTTACTCAGATACTTTCACAATGCAAAGAAACCAGATGGCACCCTCTTTCCTATTTTGGGAGAGGATGCTCTCGCTTTGACTGCAAGTCTTTCTTATTTATTAGAAGACACAAACTTTTGTATCAAAGCCTATAGTGGAACAGGGAAGACAGTGTTAATGGAAGCTATATCAGGACTTCTACCTAAAGATTGGATACATACAATAGAACATTTATCTGAGACTGCGGTATGGTATGATATGGAAAACATAAACAAAGCTAGATTTGTTGCTATACCTGAAGCACAGAAAATCCCTGAAGGAGTAATGGAAGTAATTAAAACATGGGCAGATGGAAGAACGGCTAGACGTAAGAGAACAGATGTAACTTCTAAAGCTGCACCAACGAAGATTCACTATTTAGAACCTAAATTTGTATTGATGGCTGTAGCTGTAGAGAATGATAAAGGTTCAGCTATGTTTGATGCTGAGTTAGAACGTAGGTGTATGATTATGCATACTAATCCCACAGTTAAACAAACTGAGAGAGTAGTAGAACATAAGCTGATGCACGCAGCAGCTCCACCTACTAAGTTATCAAGTATGAGTAGTGATGAAGTCGAAACACTAAAGGCACACATCATCAAAGCTATAAGAGAACGAGATGCAGACGATGCTACTGTATTAAAAAACCCATGTGCTCCTTTCTTATTTGATGCTATACCTTCAGCTTTTCCTGTTTCTCGGTCTAAGGTCCAATACCTATTGAGACTAATCAATGCTATTGCTAGATTTTATCCTGATGAAATAGTCCGAACCGAGAAGGATGGTGTAACTTATGGTATGGTATCACCTAAACATAATTGGTTAGGCTTACGTATTTATCTTAATTCATTTGTAGAAGAATGTTTACACATGCCAAGTCATGGAACAGATATATTAAAACTCTTTCCAGAGACAAGAATGGATAGGTTTGGATTTGCTGACAGTGAGACTGTAAAGATGTCTGAAGGTGAACTAAAGAAAGCAGCTAAGGCAGCAGGGTTGCCTTTTACAAAGTTAAAACCTGTAATATCAGGTTTGTTAATGACTGGATTTCTAGAAGTAGAAGATGATGGTAAGCGTCAACTCTATTATAAAAGTCCATTGATAACAGAACCAGCATCAAAAATAAATTGGAGTGAGTTAATTGAAGAAACAAAAAACTTTATACGAGAGAACTGGCCTGAAGTATCTGAAGAATACATTAGGAGCAGTTGTAGCAGTATCAAGCTTGTTGACCCGTTTAGTGGGGACAACGTTGAACTGGGTGAGAGAGCAAAGAGAGCGGTAGATGTCGTGGATAGTGACTATCCTGACATATTTAAGAGTGCCGCTGACTCTAAGATTAAAGACTATGAGTCTTTTCTATTGAAAGCAGAAGGAGATTATGATGACAAAGAATTCGAAGCCATCAAACTATATTTCGAGAAAGCTTAGGTTACCTAGGCGCGGAGAACAGTTTGCGGTGGTTTCGGAAATGTCAGGGGGTTCGAGATTTAGAGCCCTATGCGCTGATGGTAACACTAGAATGATACGCATCGGTGGCAAATTAAAAAAGAGAATGTGGGTCAGGGAACGTGATTTAATAATCATCAAACCATGGGTCATACAGAGTAATGAAAAGGCAGACCTAGTATATAGGTATTTGCCAACTGAGAGAAAGAATGTTCTCAGTAAAATACCACAGGAGTTGAATATATGGTAAAAGGAATAGAAACAACATATACGGATTTTACCCGTAAAACAGCAAGATACCCAAAGAGAAGGGAAAAAGAATACCTAATGTTAGGTTTAATGAACGAAGCCGGCGAAGTCGGTGGTGCATTCAAAAAAGAAATAAGAGACCGCATAGACAATACCGACCTCATTATAGATGAAATGGGTGATGTGCTATGGTATCTAACACGTCTGTGTGATGTGTATGATATTAAGTTATCAGAACTTATGGTTAATAATATGGATAAATTATTTAACAGAATGTCTGAAGAACAAATGGAAGAGTATAGAGGTCATTGATGTCAGACTTAAACAATTTAGTTGTCAACACTGATGAAGAAAGAGAACAGTGGAAGAAGATGCTGAAAGCAGCGAGTGACTACCATTATGACATGTCAGGTCAGTTCGAACCCGAAGACCCTGAAGATGACCCAGAAGACTTAGCTGTAGTAGCTAAAATACATCGAGCATGGGGTAGAGCTATACAAGACTCAGTTAATCTTATAGACATGTGGGCACTTGAAGAAGAAATAATTGAAGTAAACTCAACACCACCTGCTAAGAACGTTACACCAGATGAGGAAGAATGAAAGTCCCTCTAATTGGTAGTATAAACAAACGCACAATTAATCTTAAAAATAATAAACTGATGGTCAAGATGTATAGGAACGGAGAGACGGAAGCTGTGGAATCACCCTACAGTCCCTATTTCTATACCGAAGACGAAGAAGGGGAGACCAAGAAGTTGATTGCTTCAGATGAGACAATCAAACTAAGGAAACATGAATACACCCCGGGAAAGGACCATATTCCTACCCACGCACTCTTTGATGGTGGACGAGAAGCGTTACTCGAAAGGTTATGCATAGAACATCCGACGTTCTTTGCAGACTACCCTAACGACAACGACGTTAAATGCCTTGTGTTTGATATTGAAACACACTCCCCTGACGGTAAATTTCCCTTTGGTGAAAAATACCCTATTGTTGCTATTGGCATTGTATGTTCCACCGGAGAGCGCAAAGTATTCTTATGGGATAACGAAAATGAAGATGATAAAAAATTGTTATGGGACTTCGCTAATTTTGTACAGGACTATGACCCTGATATTATTACGGGGTGGAATTTGGTGGGGTATGATATTCCGCAAATTCTACACAGAGTTAGGTATAATCATATAAACGAAACCCAATATAAAAAACATCTCAACCGAGATGGGTCTAGCTGGGGGTATGAACCTCCTAAAGACAGTCGTGAACTAAAGATGAGCGCTGGTGGTCGAGTTATACTTGATTTATTAAGATGGGCTCGACTAGACTATTCGCTATCTGGGTTACCACGTGGTTTAAAACAGGTATCTCAGGCATTCGGACTCAACCCCATTGAGCTCGACTTCGCACACAAAACTCTGATGGACTATTCACTAGAAGAAATCGAAGACTATGTCTTATCAGATGTAGATTGTACGCTCTATATGTATAATCACTATTTTCCACAAATACAGTACGTAGCAGAGACACTCAGTGTCCCCTTAGCAACCTATGTGAACGCCCCCAGTAGCTACATTACGAAAATTCTACAGGGCAGGAGTTTATTCGAGCAGGGCATAGTAGCGCTTAATAATAACAAAGCGAGACACCCAGAGATATTTAGATTCGATAAAGGTAATTATCAGGCTGCACACATAGAGCTTTATAGAAAGGGTTTTGAACCGAGAAACTACAAAGTTGACTTTAGTTCTTATTATCCCTCTGTAGCGATGGCTCTCAACTTAGGACCCGATACGACTAAAATTGTGGGCTATGACGACTATACACCAGACATAGAGTTTAAGGATGGAATCCTCTATGTTCCTGACAATAAAGTTGACAAGAGACTTATGATTCAGATAGACCAAAGTAAAAAAAGTTGCCTATATGAGATGTGTAACCTATTTAAAGAGATGCGAAAACCTTATAAGGCTGGGAAGACGAAGGAAGATAAGAGCAAATCCGATGCTCTTAAAATAATGGTGAATACATTTTATGGTGCCAATGCTAATCCTTACATTTCTTACGGCGATATGGGCGTCGGTCTTACTATTACAGCAGTTGCCCGTTGGCTCCTACTATCGGCTGTCGACATCATCCGTTCTAGGTATGGAAAGGATTCTGTGGTATATGTACATACAGATGGGATTAATACTAATGTGGATGTGGATGAGCAGTGGTTAAGTAAAAGACTTCAAAGACTATTGAAACACCACCTACCGTTCACTGAATCACAACACATATCTATGGATAAAGATGAATTCTTAGAAGGTGTATGGATACAAGTTGGTAATTATATATTGCGTAACTTGGATGGTAGTGTTACAAAGCATGGAAGCACATTTAAATCTAAGAGCCGCTCTATATTCTATAACAAGGTATTAGATAGGTTATCAGACGCGGCGTTGAATAATACCGTTTCTCCTGACTTTGTAGATTCTTTATATGACTTTTCTGAATACAAGTTAGATGATTATATAATGCGTCGTTCAATGAATAGAGGATACGATGAGTATAAATCAGATACTGACCTTATGGTTAACTTAATGAATCAAGGAAAGATTATGGGTATAATACCAAGTGAAGGAACTACTTACTTTTATGCCCGATGTAAAGAAGGATTTGTTCTTAAAGAATCTATATCAACAATAGATGCAATAGACATGCGTTACTATTGGGATGTAGTAAGTAATCTACTGATGAAATTTGGCTTGAAAGAACATGTTAAAAGAAAACCACCCATAACTATGTTAGATAAAAAACAAAAGTCTTTAGCGGAGTGGATATGATAGACTACCCTCATTTAAAGCGTAGTAAAGAATGGTTGAAAAAATCATTAGAAGAAATACAAATAGAATCGAAAGATATGAGAGTAGAATGGTGGATAGAGAATGATAAACTACCTGAGAAAGCATGGGGAACTAGAAAATGGTCTAAGGAACACCCTTATAAAGATTGTCCTACATGCAAAGAACACCTTCACATTACACAATTTGGAATAAGAAGGGCACGCAGTTATAGAACTGGTCTTTTAAATATTTTGGCTAATTGTAAAGATTGTCAAGCTGCTAGAGATAGAGAAGATGCAGCATTACCACGTTATGAAGGAAAACCTAGATTGCGGGTATATAAAGGCAACGCAGAAACAAGAGGTAGAGCTATAAAGAATGTATTAATGAACTATTTTGGAAGAGCTTGTACACGTTGTGGTTTCACAGGTCAACCATGTCAAATGGATTTTGACCACATAGACCCCGATGCTAAAGAATTTACGCTAGGATTAAATGGACTCGCTCATAGAAGTGTTGATGATATAATAACAGAAGTAGAAAAATGTAAACTTATTTGTTCTAACTGTCATAGAGTAGTTAGTAGTCGTTATGAAACACAGGACAAAGTATCAACCCACCTTAGTGATGGTATCAATGGAGTATTAGCTGCCATGTCTTCTCCGGAACCTGACAAACCTAAACTGAGAAAAGATTCACCAATTCAAGAGTCTGTATTTAAAAATGCACAGGGTGGTAGATATGCCGCAGATGGTAAAAGGCCAGTCTTAATTAATAAAATAGGAGACAAAGCTTTAAATAGCACAATAGATTAATTAATATAAGGACAGCACGTTTGCTGCTCCTAACCCCTCGGGGGAAGTGATATAATGGATGAAAAAGAAAATAAACCGTTGTCTGCATTTTTGTCAGACGCAGAAGTCAAAGTGGTTTGGCGTGAAGAAGAAAGAACAAAGGTAGGAAGAGGAATGATAACAAATGATGATGAAAATTTTGTTTATCTTACTGGTGAAAAAGGTACAGTTATTGTTAATAAGAGAGATATTATAGCTATAAAACAATAGGATTAAAGATGAAAGATAAGCAACAGCAAAAGGCCGTAGGTCAATACGGTAACGATGAGAATTATATATTAGAACCTTACACTGGACTGAGAATTATGCCAGTGTCTGATAGTCCTTGGGCACCCACTGGTTTTGGAACAAATACAAAAAATGTAGCTTCGCTATTACATAATGAAGGACACCGTATAGGATATGGAGGGTGTCAAAACGATAGACATGGTCAATGGTTTACACCATGGCCGCTAGGACAAACAGAGAAACAATCTTGGTTTGAGATGTTACCAATAATGTTTGCGGGACAAGAAAGATTCGGTGAGAAATCATTCCCACATTGGGTAAAAAACTTTAAACCTGACCTTGTGATAGGGCATCTTGATTTTCAGATGTTTAAACATATGACAGATTTGAAGCAACCTAGTCAAGTTACAATGCCTTTCTATGATGAGAAGGGTAATATACTTAATAGAAAGCAACGAATGGATATGATGAATGAGGCATTCAAACAAATTTCTAAAGGAGTGTCTTGGAAATTAGGAGTTGTTATACCATACGACGGAGAACCTTCTGTACCGGAATGGAAATTTCAACTCAATAATGTTGACTATGGTATCGCTATGTCTAGATATGGACAAATAGGACTCAAAAAAGATTTTGATGTGGACACTACATATATACCTCATGGTGTAGATACTGGTTTATTTAAACCTGTAATGAACCCTAAGTATGGTGCTGAAGAAAAACCAGACGCATTCATAGTAGGATGTGTAGCTAGAAATCAACATCGAAAGAACCTACCACGTCTAGTGAAAGGATTTGCTCAGTTTGTAAAGAAAAATAATCTCAGTCCAGATGAAGCTAAATTAATGTTACATATGGATTGGAAGGATGCTATGGGTTGGAAATTCCCAGACTTTGCTGCACAGTATGGAATCGAAAAATATCTTATGAAACCACTTATGGGTTCACTAGATGCCAGTCAGGCTATTGATGAAGAAGCTATGGCCAATCTATATAACTGTATGGATGTATTTGTTCTACCTACAGCAGGTGAAGGCTTTGGTATCCCTACACTAGAAGCTATGTCATGTGGTGTACCAATATGTGTTACTAATTACACAACATCGTATGAGTTGATAAAGAGCAATGACCCAGAGAATGACGACATACCAATGTATCCTTTAGGAGGTGCACATGATGACCCTATGCCTAATGGTAGAGACCATCTTGAAGAAGAGGATATATGTGAGAGAGGTATATTAATACCATATAAAGACATGTGGTGGGATACTCCCGCTCGTGCAGCACCCCAAAGAGCACTAGCATCAGAAAATGCTATATGCGAAGCAATACAATATTACTATGACAATCCTGATAAGAAATTAGAAACAGGAATAGCAGGACGCAAACATGTTTTAAAAGAATATAGTTGGGACGTTGTAGGTAAACGGTGGATTGATTGGATAAATAAAATAGAAGAGGAAATAAAGAAATGAATTTAGTATTTGGAATGGATGGAATTATATGTACCCCATGTAATGACTACACTGAAGTAGAGAAAGCAAGACCTCTAGCTAACGTTAGAGAATTTATGATATGGTTGACAGACAACAACCATCAGATAACAATATGGTGTAAAAGACCTAACTCATTAGATTGGGTTATGGCTACCAAAGATTGGTTAAAAGTAAACCAAATACCATACGATAGGGTTTTGTTTGAAAAACCTTATAATCCCGTTATGGTTTCTGAAACACCACCAAACGCTAAGTATTATAAACACGATAACGATTTAAGTATTGTTGCAGGATTGTTTGAAGATTGGAAAGATAATCTGGTTAGACTATCAAAAGAGTGAGGTAAAGATGACAGAATTAAAAGATAAAAAAGTAAACACTAGAAGTGCAAATATGATAGACAACACCGCTAGAGAAGGCGAAACACTAGGTAGTGTAGGACCTTTTGTAAAGGTAACTTGGAATGATGCAGCAAGCACTTTCAAATCATATATAATAAATGCAGAAAACCCATCAGAACATCTTACTGTATGTGAAACAGTCGGAGAAATGGTGGCAAAAGACGACAAAGCAATAGTATTAGTCATGCATGGGTCACAGTGTGACGGATGTGATATAATGGCTATACCAACTGATTGGTGTCAGAAGATTGAAGTAATGGAGATACAAGGAGAATGTATTACAGAGAATTTGGAATCCCAGCCAGAATAGCTAGGTGTTATTCCATAGAAGAATTGGAAATACAAGTAGATAAATTTAATGGTGACAAAAATTGTTACACTAGTGTTTATGTATTTGATGACCGAAGAGAGAACCCTAGAGTTAAAAGTAGCTGGAGTAAAACAGATTATGATTCAGCTGCAATAAATACTTTGTGGTTTGATTTTGATGATGAAAAGGATGTAAATAAATGTTTAAAGGACGTAAGAAAATTTATAAGGCAGTATTGCAAGCCGAGAGAGATAATCCCAAGGATATATCTTACAGGGGGCAAGGGCTTTCAAATGAATATAGACCTATACTCGCACGTGGGCTTATCGGATGGTTTGAAACGAGACATGCTAAGAAAATACTTGAGCTTTATAAAAACAGAATACAAACTGAAGACCCTTGACCAAGCTTGTATTAACAATAGTGTAGCGTGTTTAAGACGTATACCTAACACAAAGTATATATCTAAACTAACTCAAGAACCAACAGGGGTGTGGTGTACACAGCTCTCAGTTGAGGAAGTTATGAAGATGAGTATAGAGGAAATCTATGGTATAGCTGTAGAACCTCGTGATGAAAAGTTTGAAAGTAATAGAAGTAAGAAAGCTTATAGAGACTTTGTAGAGTTTATGTGTAATGAAAAAGGAATCAAGCATAATGTATCTCAAAGCGTTACTTACCTCTTAGATAAAATCAATGATGTAGCAAGCCCTACTAAGCATGCTATACATAACAATGATTATATTATGCCCTTACGTAAATGCGTAATGAAGCTTATAGAGCTTAATATAGAGCGTGGACATAGCTCCCACGAAGATAACAAAATAATTGGTATGGAATTAATCAATGCAGGATATTCCAACCGTGACATTCATTTTATATTCGAGAGTATATATAACGAAGATGGTGGTGATTGGGGTTGGTATACAGATGACCCAGACACCGCAGGGCATATTATTATCAATATGCGAGAGAAAGCTTTAAATAGATATTCAAAGGATAAATTAATAGAAATGAAAGTATGTTCAAGTGATTGCACTTGTTCATAGGAGATAAACAATGGCAACATTAAAAAGACTAGAGAAACGTATGAACGAAGTAGAAGCATGGGTTAAGGACTTTGAAAAAGGTGCAGGCCCAGCACAAACAATGGATAACATGAATTGGCTATTAGCCCAAATTCGTACTGCAACCGAGAGACTACAACAAGTCGAAGGACAGGCACAACAGATGTCCCAAGCATTACAAGACAATGCAGGCATAGTAAATGAGTTCATGGAGAAAGAAGAAATGGTTATGCAATGGCAAGCCCACATAGCCGCAATACAAAAGGAGAACGAAAATGCCCTTCAAAAGCAAGAAACAGAGAGCTTGGATGCACAAGAACAAGCCGACGATGGCGAAGAAATGGGAGAAGGAGACGCCTAAAGGCGCCAAACTTCCTCGCAAAGTAAAGCCAAAAACAAAGAAAAAAGCGGGACGCCGCAAGAAAAAGTGATACCATGGTAAAGGATAAAGCTAGCAAAAAAGACGTTGACGTCAAGAAAGAGGTTGTAAAGGAAGCACCAAAAGCTACCTATTACGACAAAGTAATAAGCCGCAGAGGTAAGAACGTAACAGTTCGAACTTACGCTGATGGCAAGATAGAGGAACTATAATATGTGCTGTTGTGATGACTGCTCGTGCTCATGTGAATGTAGCAAGGAGGAATAGATGAAAGTTAAAGAACTTAAAAAACAGCTAAAAGATATGGGATTATCCACAAAGGGTAATAAAGCAGATTTAGAATTTAGATTAGCAGGAGCTTTAAAATATGAAGAACCTGTAGATGAAGATGCAATTGAAGATGAAGTTATTGAAGAAGTAGCTGAAGAAGAGATTGCTGAAGAAATAGCTGAAGAAGAAGAAGCACCCGTAGAAGTAGAAGAACCTACTGAAGAAAAAGAGGATGAAGTAATAGACTTAGGTAAAGGAGCATTCCTTATCAATGGTGCTTATACTGTCCCAAAAAGACCAAACACACCATCGAAGAGATGGAATAAAGAATTGTATGGCAAAAAACCAAATGGTGGCCGTGTAAGATTTGACGGTGTTCATATCGATGTTCATGGTCAACCTGTAGAAGAACTAAAAGAGTAATGGCTCTTTTGACTACAGAAAGTCGCTGTGAGTGTAAGGCAGACGAGCCTTGCACTTGTGGTAGACGAGTATTAATTGATTTTAAAAAATAGAACAAGGCTTTTATAGTAGCCCAAACTATAATAATGAACCGCAAAAGGAGTGGTAAAATGTTTAAGAACGAAGTATCAGAATTTATATATAAAAGAACGTATTCACGTTGGCTAGAAGAAGAAAACAGGCGAGAAGATTGGCCTGAAACAATAGAAAGATTTATCGGTTTCATAATTTCAGAAAGACCTGAGATACCTGAAAAAACTGTTAACAAGATTAGAAAATATATGTTAGAGTTTGCAGTAATGCCATCGATGCGTTTCTTATGGGCCGCAGGTCCAGCCGCTAAAGCAGATAATACTTGTATATATAATTGCTCCTTTGCTAAAATTAATTCTATAGAAGCTTTCGCTGAATGTTTATATGTATTGATGTGCGGTACTGGTTTCGGTTTCTCAGTTGAGTCTGAAGAAGTAATGAAACTACCAGAAGTCCCTGAAATAAAATCAGGACAAGGGATAGCTAAGGTCACCATTGAGGATTCCAAAGCAGGTTGGGCTGACTCAGTAAAGACACTTATGGGAAATCTTTATGATGGACAAAATATTTATTTCGATTACTCAGCGATAAGATTAGAAGGCGCACGCCTCTTGACTATGGGTGGACGTGCTTCTGGTCCTGCACCGCTAGTAAAGTTGCATGATTTCATTCGTGAAACTATGCACAATGCTCAAGGTCGAAAGCTTACAACCCTCGAAGCTCATGATATATGTAATCAGATTGCAGAAATTGTTGTTGTAGGTGGAGTTAGACGCAGCTCACAAATCTCTTTGAGCGACCTTGATGACAAAGATATGCGTCACGCTAAGGATTGGCCTTTCCCAATTAAACGAGCTATGGCAAACAATAGCGCTATATTTAGGGAGAAGCCATCCGCAGCTGATTTTTTAATTGAATGGGGAGCGTTAGCTAAGTCTGGAACTGGAGAAAGAGGATTATTTAATCTTTCCTCAGCCCAAGCTAAAGCACCTTCCCGTCGTTACGCTCCTCTAATACAAGGAACTAATCCTTGTGGAGAAATAATGTTACGAGATATGCAATTTTGTAACCTTTCGGAAGTAGTAATCCGAGAAGACGATGACCTTGACACGCTGTTAGACAAGGTTGAAACAGCAACTTGGATAGGAGTTATACAAAGTTCATTCACTCACTTTCCCTATCTAAGAAAAGAGTGGAAAAAGAATTGTGACGTAGAAGCGCTGTTAGGTGTTAGTTTGACAGGACAGATGGATAACCCTTCGGTCTTGACCTCAGAGGCACTAGCGGCCCTTAAAAGCCGTGTTTTACGTATCTCACGTAAAGCATCATCTATTTTGGGTACAAAAATGCCAGCAGCTACTACTTGTGTTAAACCAAGTGGCACTGTTTCACAATTAGTCGACTCTGCCTCAGGTGTTCACCCGCGCTACTCTAAATACTACATACGTCGTTACCGAATTGCAGCTCGTGACCCATTATTTACTATGATGAAAGAAGCTGGTATAAAATGTAGTCCTGAGAATGGACAGACAACAAAGGATGCTTCGACATGGGTATTAGAATTTCCAGTCAAATCTCCAGAAGGATGTATTACTAGAAAGGATGTTACAGCTTTAGACCAGCTTAAACATTATAAAAACCTACAACACAACTGGTGTGAACATAACGCTAGTATGACTGTGTATGTCAGAGATGACGAATGGTTCGAAGTAGGTAATTGGGTGTATCAAAACTGGGAAATAATTAACGGAGTATCCTTTTTACCATATTCTGGCGGTAAGTATAAATTAGCACCATATGAAGAGATAGACCACAGAACCTACGAAAGGCTTATAAAGGGGCTACCCCTAATTAACTATGCATTATTGTCAAAATACGAACATCAAGACAATACTCAGGGTAAATCCGAGTATGCTTGTGTTGGTGACAAGTGTGAAATTTAAGGAGTAAATATGGAATTCGATACAGATATAACAGGATATGGTCGCAAAATGGGAATGGACGCAGGCGTAACTTCCAATGGAATGATTGACAATGTTGTCAGACTCGGCGACGAAACCGTAGAAAACTATGCAGGAATGCAACCAGCTGGTACAGTTCCAGTTAGAACAATTACTCCCGGTAACACAGAATCCTCAGGTGGTTCAGGTGAAGCAGGAGATTTCGCACCAACTAACGGAAGGACAGATATGCAGATAGGAAACCCAAGAGGATAAAAATATGGCAATAACAGCAGACTCAGTATACTCAGGCTCCCAAATGACTCAATATAATCCATTACCAATGGGTTTTTATTTTAGCGGTCCGGTAGCTTGTACAAACGCAGCAGAAACAATCATGGATGACGCCATGAGCACCACAGCCGATGTGAAAGTAAATGTAAGAGCACATCCAAGTGTTAGAACAGTAAAAGCTTTTGACTTTATAATATATGTAGATGGCACAGCCGTCGGTGTTATTACAAGTGACACTGCATATACTAGCAGTAATTCAGAAGGATTAGATTTTATTATACCAAAAGGTACAAATTTGAAAGTAACAGGAGACAACCAAACAGATGGTACTTCAGTTAACTGTCAGACATATGTCACAATATCAGAACTAATAGGTACAACTTCAGCTTAATTATCTTGTTGAGCTATATACTCAGTTAGTGTAGGTGGATTTCTATTTATATTTATTCCTACATCAAAGGAGTTTTGACTAAATGCTATTTTTTTACCAGTTACTCTGTAGTTACCATTAAATATATCATCATCAGTTTCTACTCTAACAATATCATTCTCAGCTAAATATGCTCCTTCCCAACTTTTAATAGTATATTGATATTGAGTTTCTAAATTAGCCCTAAATACTTTTTGAGCAAAGTCTTTACACTCTGCTGGACTTCTAAGGTTTTCATTAGTAGCCTCTAAATAATTTCTATCATACGCTGCCATAGCACTATCGTGTTGGAAAGTACCTGTAACATCATTGGCACCATTTATTATAACTATTGTAGGTATTTTACGTTTTATAATTTGTAAGTCTGTTATATTAGCATGCTCTGAAAACACATGCTTTATTTGACTTACATCTAGTTCGCTCTGTAACTCTATAATAAGCTCTGAAGTGCTTCCATTATCTATTAAGCGTGCTATATTAGGTCTAGGAGGGGAGCTTGAATTATCTATTGCTCTACTCATCAATGTCTTTATTATATCTAAAACAGTCTTAGTTCCTCTTAAAGGGGGCGTAGAAGCGCTCACAAGGGGCGTTGTATCGCCTATGTACGTAGTGCTTATCTTTGAGCCTAGTTGAGCTTTATTGATAGCTTTACTAATAGCATTACCCACTGTCAAACCATCTAAGTTATCATCATCTGTCAAAGCAATTTTAGCATTCTCAGGGTTACCACCTAAAAGTAAATACCCAAGCATATCTTGCGCTATGATTTGTACCATGTCGAAATCTTCTTTGACTCTTTTTATATAACCTCTAAATAGAGGAGTAGTATCTGACTCATTGAGAAAAAAAGTTACTTCTTTGTTCCATAGCTTTTTTAAACCACCATAAGTTAATGGTAAACTAAATTGTAATGTAGCAGCTCTTAATAAACCAGTGTTAGTATACGCACCTTTGATATAAGGTACATTTCTTCCTTCTATTTTAATACTAGGAATAGTTTCTATCATTGAGTATTCCTCCTAAAGGAAATAAATCAGTCATTAAATCACCAGTATTATCTATCATTGCTATCTCTTTGACGGTTATATTAAATGAAAAATTAACTATAGCTTTTGGTCCACCAGTTCCTCGTGTTTCAGTTACATCAGTTATTGAACCCCATATTCTAACAAAAGTACCGTCCTTCTGAGGTTCATCCCAATACACAGGTACATTCTCAGCCTGCAATCTACGTACAGTATGAAGATGTCCATATAATGTAGAAGGTCCGTGATTATCAAACATAGCAGAGCTACTTAGAGATTCATCTCCTAGAGCTACACTACTCAAACCAAAAGTAGTTAATTGAATGCCAGTTTTACTAATATAAACTTTACCTTTACGTGTAATAGCTTTAAAGTAATGTCCACTTCTACTTAAAGAAACATCACTAGTAATAGCTAAAGAGTTCAAACTATAAGCAGAATCATCAACTACCTTGATTATAGCACTATCTCCACGTGTACCATCAAAGACATTTTCAAACTGAGGGACTGCAACTGAGGCACTTGATACACCAGTTGTTCCGCTGAATGCAATCCTTAATAAATATTTAGAATTGGTAGCCCATGAAGAACCTGTAAGTCCAGCTTGAGTAGCGTTATATCTGTTTCTAAAATATACAGAGCCCGCTCTCCAGTTGTTAGAATCCACAGGCATAATTTTAGCAGCGCTCACCGTTGTATTATTTTTGTCGTCTTGGAATACTTTTGAAGCACCCGGTAAAACATCATACATATTAACTCTACGAACTATCATTTGAACAGTAGAACTATTCACCGGAGCAACCCAGAACTCTGAATCCTTAGCAGAAGTACCAGTTTCACCATACTGGAATGTTACTGCACTAGTTGCATCGGTTTCACCGTTCCAACCATTCACTGAGGTACCTGAGGCTAACCAATACGCTGCACCAGAGGGCTGACTAACTCCACTTCCTGACTTTAAAATACCCATGTATTTATATGCACCTACATCATCAGCACTTCCAATAGCTGCTAGTGAAGTATTAATTCCAACTATAGTACTAGTTTTACCATAATTAGAAACAGAACCATTATTAGTAACAGTACCAGTTATTATTATATCATCAGTTCCAGCACTTATAGCTTCAGATAAAGTTCCAGCAGCAGTATTGTAGACGCCACCACATAGATTTGTAATAGAAGTTGCGCCCCAATCTAAAGGCATATCAAACGAGATATACCCTGATTTACAAAATGAACTCGAGTAAAATTTATAATCATCACTAGCAACAGTCCACTCTTCTTTATCTATCTTCGTAGTATCTTTAAATACTAAAGGTTTCCACGTTGCATGTTGTGTTTTTGTACCTGAGTTTTCGAGACGTAAATATTCGACACTTCCAATACTTAAAGCGTTTAAAGCTGCACCAGCGTCATCCATCATACCTTGAGCATAATTAGCCATATTAAAGAAAACTTTATTTGTAATCGAATCAAAAGCTAATATTAAATAATCTTGATTTGCATATCCAATAGGGTTATTGAACATGTCTGTTCCCCCTTCAGTTACAGAATTTATAGCACCAGCAATAAAACTAGAACCAGATGCGTTGTTTTTCATTGCAGTAGTTATATCTGTTACAGGGTTATGTGTAGATACATCAGCCGATGTTGTAAAGTTAGGAGATGGTTCTACTACAAATACTTCTGGTTGATTACCTGTTATTACACTACCTGAAGTAGAAGAAGCGACTACAGAGTTTCTAGTCATGTAATACTGGTCATAAATCCTACCAAAATCATCAGTTAAAATAAGTTCATCTGCTTGAGGAATAGCTCCGGTATACCACTTTTGGGCATTATCATCGTCAAATAAGATTTTTCCAGATATAGCGCCTGTTGTTCCAATACCACGAGAAGGAGTAACATATGAATAGTGTACTGGTAGAACACTACCTGACTGTAAAGTTGCAGTACCTAAGATATTTGTACTCAAAGACCAGTTAGAAACAGGCCAATAACTATCCCACATTTTACCATTATCAAACCGATAATTAGAAATAGTGGAATTAGAAGCCGCAGCTCTACTTTGTGAGAAATCTAATGTTGAAAACCTTGTATTAGTATCTACTGATTTAACAGGCATACCTGATGATATATAACAAATAGGATAAAACTTACCAGTTGATGGAGATTTAGCCACCAAAAACATTTTTAATTTATTATAAAGAGCATTTAAAGTGTAATCTGTACCTGTATTAGCTTCAGAAGAAGCTGCACCATAACTCTTTGCACTAACATATTTAAATTTAAGTATTCTCGATATCTTACCAAAAACAGCAACACCATTACTGAGAGGTGCTGTAGTTGAGGCTAATATACTATATAAACTTTGAGTTTTATTAGTTGAAGATGTAAGGTCTACGTCAAAGCTTATTGTTTGTGGTGATTCGTTACTCCCCATTTTAACTATATCTGAACTTGTTGATATATACTTGCTGTAATTAACAATAACTTCTACTTCGACCTTTACTTGACCTATTGTATTTAATTCTGCTTGCGTTAAAGTAGGAGCTAATCCAAAATATACACTACATGGTCCTTCACCTTCCATAACAGAATTATCTATTCCTGCATTTACGGTGGTGTTTTCTACTCTCATAATTGCTGTAGGGGAGGTATCACTCACAGCCATACCTAAAACTGTAGTTAGTTGACTATAAGGGACTACATCTGTATTAGTGGCGTCTTTACCGTAGTATCGAGATACAATTCCATCTGAATTTATACTCTGTACAACTGGATTAAACGTACCAGATTTATTATATGTGTGACTTACCACAATATCTTGTACAGGTTCAGTAGTTTGAACCCATTGATAATTAGATTCGGTTTTTTTATTAGAAGTTCCATCATCCCAATCTATATAAACAGCACGAACATCAGGTTGTTTAAATGATAACTTAGCATATATTTCAGAATTCACCGTACTAGTAGTAATTACAGAAGAGGCTCCTGAATCAGAATACCAAACAAGACCCATACTATCTATACCGTAGTAGGCCTCCATGATAGTTGATTTGACATACCAATGCCACGAGGTGAACTACCTCTGAAATTATGATAATCTGCTGCAATCAAACGTGCATTATAAGTTTTATTTGTAGTACCATCTATATCTAGTAAATCAACACTATTAAATAAGTACTCATTAGCAGAACTTACTATCTCAAGAGCTTTGTTATATATAACAAATTCTTCTATTCTACCAGTGGTTACTGGTCTTGAAGCTGCATATTTACCACCTAGATACCAATCATTGTTTCCTGCGACTATAGTTTCACCAGTGCTGGATGCAACTAAAACACCATTCTGGAAAAGTTTAGCTTTTATGTTAGCACTACTATTTTTATCCATAGTTACTATAATAGAAACAGGTTCATTACTATTACAAGGAACTACCGCGCTACCTGTCATAGCTATATCAGCGCCAATTGTAACTACTATTTTATCATTACTGTCTTTATACATGAAAAAGTTATCAGTAGCAGAAGCAGTAGCAGAAGCTGCTTGTGTAACTAGACCTGCGCGACTTCCAAGGTCACCAGTAGAAAATGTCACATGAGTAGATAAAGTAAAGGCTTCCAAATTATATAATCCACTATTAACTGTCTTAGGTATTGTAATGTACCCATTAGCTGAATTTAAAAAGATTGGAGCATAACCTCCCTGACCATCAATATCAGTTCTAACATCTGTTCCTACACCAGTTGCTACACCTGCTCCTAAAGCAGCCGAAGCATTTGTAGTAGGGTTATATATATTTATAGTAGGGGGTGAATTTAAATCGTTTAGACTTTCGTTGAGAGGTAACCACGCTGTTGCGCTTGAATATTTGTCTTTGATAGGAACGTCATCAATTATTAACATCCTATACCATATGTCATCACCATCTTCATCCCAGTTGAAAGTTAAAGAGTTTAAATTTTGAGATTCCATATCATAGAAATCTTCAGTGTTTACATCTATAGGTGGAGTTATTTTAAGATTCCTTATTACAGGTGCTTCATCTTTAAATTCCCAATAATAAGTAGGTCTTCTTTGGAAATTCTTACCTGAAGTAGAATCATTGTTATGGAAAGTTACGCTTTTAGTAGCTGTACCACTATCTTTAAGATAAAAAGCAAGAGGTACATTTCTTCCGGGTTCTATTTTTCGAGCGCCCATTACATTATTTAAGCTATATTGCATGTAATTGTTAACATATACTGGCCCTTCTATAAAAGTTCCGCCAGCACTAGTTTCTTCGTCAAACTCTCCAAAACCAAAATCCGTATCGAGTACAAAAGTATCATTATCAATAGAGGGAGTCAAATCCCAAGTACGTTCATAATACCCTGCTCTTCCACCAGTAGTTGAAGGAGCATTATAACTATATTGCCATTCATTATAAGAAGCTCCAGAACAAGTTGCTATTGCTGGAATGTTCTGAATCATACAAACATTAGAATAACTTCTAGAAACACGAGTAGGAGGAGTATCAAAAGTCATAGTTACCCAATACTTTTCTGGGCATATCCACAGTTGAGAAAGATTACTTTCGGTTATTAAATTTCTATCACCATTATCTGCATAATGTAAATCTTCAGTAAAAGATATAACGTCACCTACAATTGGTTCTAATGAATTCAATTTTAAACCAGTCTTCATACTAGCCGTGGTTTTAGTTTCCCCCACATAATATATAATATAAGTTTCATCAGGGTCCACACTATTAAATATAGTAGGTTGGTCCACTCTTATTTGATTAGCATTCAAAGTAATACCTCCAACTTCGGTTAGTTTGGTACTACATGCAATCGCCTCTCTCTTAGACCAATCACTAATACCATTGTTAGTCCCACTAACATCCCAACTTATAAATCCTTTTTGACGGAATCCATCATTATTAACAAACTGATTACTATTACCTGTACCAATTCCCATAGAATTAGAACCTAGTGTAACAACAGTAGTTCCCTCAGACAAACCAAATTGAGCACCCGATATATTACTACCAGTTGTAGTACCACTTACATAATAACTTGGGGCATCAAATTGTGCACCTAGATTAATATCATGTGAAACTATGCCAGTATCAACACTAATGATACCACTGGTTTTACCAAATATTGCAGAATTAACATTATTATCTATCTTTAATGGTAAAATTGGGTCAGTTTTAATCTCTTCATAATTAGGAGTAGAAAAATCATTCCAAAGTAAATATCCATTTGCGTAGGATGAATAATTAGTAGTTTGAGGTAAATAAGTTTTTTCATTAAGTCCTAACGCTACGTTTTGTCCTACATTATAATTGTATAAATTAGCTTTATTTCGACCCGGTCTTAATGTACCAAAAGAACTAAATATTACATCAGTAGTGTAAGTATCAGTAACACCGTCACCGGTTGAATTGACAGCTGCACCAGCACCACCACCTACCATTTGAAAAGTATTTGCAGTTAAAATGTTTACAAAAGTATCAGCAGGTATACCCGTACCTCGTATAGAAAGTCCTTCACTTGCACTAGCAATAGTAGGTGGGCTTTCACCATCTACTCCAGTTGAGGTTGCTAAATTTTCTATAGTCCCACAATCAAAACCACTAGTTTCAGGTATAGTTACTATAGCAGTTCCAGACACCAAAGAACAAGTTCCAGTTACTTCCAAAGCAGCAGTACCACTTACCGCAGCATAAGACTGTACCCAAGCCTTTTTAAAATATTTAGGCGTAGCAGAAACAGTTGAAGTACCTGATATCATAGTTGATATAGGACTACTGTGTTGTAAAGATTCAAAAGTCATATTACTATTTCTACCCTGAGCTGAGAAGTTTCTTATCCTAGGTGCAAAGTTGTATAGACCTACACTATCAATAAACATTTCAGCTTCCATATTAGCTCCAGAAGGATATCGTACTTGGTCTCCAGCAGTAGTTTCAAATGCAAAATTACTACCTCCTTCACTCCATGGGTAATTCTGTAACCATATAGTCATATGCTTAGGAAACCATGAAGGATTATCTGCAAAATTATAATTAGCTCCTCCAGTAGGATAGTTGGTACCCTCGACTCCTCCTACACCTACAGGAAAGAATATATCTAAGAAAGGTAAATTACGTGTATCGGTTTCTAAAGTTTGACCCTCTTCTCTTGGTCCTTCGTGTGTATCAAATATAATGCGTAATGGTATACCAGTATCAGCGTCGGCAGCCATAGTTGGATTGCTGAGAGGACCACTATCAAGACCGTATGGTCTTTTAGATGTAGTACCAAAGTTATTTTTTTGTTTAACATCAAAAAAGCATCTCATGTCAAACCAACCATTCAAAGGTAATTCAGCAAATCTTAAATAACCATCAGTATCTTCTAAAGAATTGCTACCAGTTGTAGCTCCTGAAATTACAGGTGTAACACCCCAAGTAAGTGTATCTAAAAATGGATAATCATCAGCAGCTTTACCAATTGCTCTTACCATTCCACCAGACAGTAAAGTTTTACCATCAGTATGACCTGTATTAGAAACCAGACTCTTTATCTGTGTAACTGGTAAAGGGAAGGCATACATGTCAGGAACAGACCCTACAGTAGTAGAAGCTATATTAGCTTGGTCTACAATACTTTGGTCGAATGTAGTAAAAACTACACCACCCACTATATTATCAGTATCTTTACCTGTGTAAAATCTTTCTAAGCCGTAAGCCATAAATTTATCCACAGTAGTATGCTCGGGTTTAGGTTTGTAATTAGAGAAAGTAACAACTGCACTTCTCAAAAATGTATTTTCGTAACTACTAAAAAGAGTGTTAGCCATATCAGCACTATTCATAAAACTACGTGCTCCACTTACAGGGTTACTTGAATTAGTTTGTTTGATTCTTAATGGTAAATTTGAAGCTAATTTAGTAATATTAAGTCCCATTCTTATTTCTGGAATAACACTTTGCATATTACCTACATTGTTAGTATTCGGTAGTTGAGTTGAAACAGTGTCCATTCCTACATCAAAAGGAGGTGGAGGCATTGGTATATTATATATACTAGCTCTTAAAACTTGTGGAATTATATTTTTCCCATCACCTAAAGAAAAAGGAATTGTCGAATGTTCCCAAGTATGGTACATACGCAACGAGTTATTACCGTCTAAACTTTTTTCAGTACTTAACTCAGTTACTGTACTTACGAGAGGTTCGTTTGGTCCACTGAAAAACGGATTGTTACTTACGTCGGTTGCATAAATGTCGTTAAATATAGTGTTAGTAGTAGTTGCTGCTGGTCCTGTACTATTGTCGGTAGCAGGTACAGCAAATACACTTTCAAAATCTATTAATCCTTCTGCCATAGCACTAGAAAGTGAAAATGTACCATTATAAAATGGTTCTTCTTGTGTCTGCATTACATCGGGACCATAAACCCCAGTAGTAGTATTATATAACGCTTTTGCAATATTTAATGCAAATTCTCTACTTATGCTCGTAGGTTCTACTTCAGACGATAATGCCTTTTTAGAAAAAGTAAATTCATCTAGTTTTGACCGTATACTATAACTATGTCTTCCACTCGACTTATTAATATATATTTTATATCCTATTTGTACACCATTTGTTCCACTCATAACTTCGATTCCACTGCTTTGTATACCTGCATTTATATCACCAGCTTCTAATCCAGCCCATTTTAAAAACGCAGGCCACTTTTCAAATGAAATATAAGGACCTACATATTGTGTAATAGAGCCACCAGTTATCTTTGTTACACCATTTAACTCAGTAATACCTTCAAAACTATCATATGCGAAGGGTATCTGAGACACTGGCCTACTATCAAATGCTGTAACTCTGTTTCCTACAATATCTCCAACTCCACTACCTACTATACTACCGCTATCCGTAGCTAAAAAATATTGACCCTCAACTGGAGTTATATCTGGTTGTGTTCTAAAACCAGCAATTTCAGGGACACTTCTCCCATCTTGAAAATCAATACTACTATTGTATAATTGTAAAAAACCACCAACTAACTCTCCCGAACCATAATCAGGATAATCTGCACAAAGTCCATTTAAATAAGCCAAATTAGAGTCTAATACAGTACCTACTGTAAATTTATTTCCTGCCTTGGTAGTATTATTTGCTTGTGTTAAATCTTTAAATTGTGGATTTACATTGAAAACGTCAGTGACAAATTCTTTTTTATAAAAGGTATTTCTTCGTACAGCTCTTAAGCTCATACTATACCTCCAAAAGAATCTATTCCTATTGTTACATTTCTCATAACCACGTCACTACCTAGTATATTATTGGTTTCAGCATTATTTAAAACTTGTCCTGCCTGTCCCGGCATAAATAACTCTGGACCTTGTTCTCCTACCATAACTGGACCACCGTTGGCTCTGTTCATATAACCACCATTTGCCATACCCGGAACATCCGCATATCCTTTACTATCTACAAACTTTAAGGCTTCATAGGCTAACAGCGCTGTTCCTATACCAGTACCAGCTAAAGCAGCTCTAGCACCCCATTTAATCGCAGTTCTAGCAGCAAATCCCCCTCCTAATCTTGCAGCGAGACCAGTAGCACTTCCAGCAACAGCTCCAGTGCCAGTAAAAGAGGCAGCATACATCGCACTTCCTACAGATGCAATTCCACCACCTATACCTGTTAATAAACTTGGTATACCTAGCATCTTCAAAGCTTTCCAATACATGAAAAATTCAAACAATGACCTATTAAAAATGGGCACTGTAGTATTAGCCATGATGTCTAATATATCTGCCATCAATCGTAAAGGTATAGTTAGCAATCTAAAATTCTCAGCTGTAAAGAAACCAGTGTCCATTAATTCTTGGGCATTTTTAATTAAATCCTGAAGTACTTCATCGAAACCTTCAACGGCTCCAATTGCAAAATCTTGTATTTGTTGACCAAAACTAGTTAATTGTTGTTCTGCTCCTTCACCTTCAATAATTAAATCTTTAAAACCAGCCACCATCTCTACTACAGCCTTATGAAAGCCATTAATAAATTCAGTTCCTTCAAAAGCAGCATCTCTAAAAGCAAATATAGAAAATATATTAGTCTTCAATATTTGTATTTGAGCAGTTAGAGATTCATTCTGTATTCTAACCATATCATCTAATTGTCCACCTGCATTAGCAGTATCTTCAACTGCTTGTGTAAATTCATCTGAAGCTTGAACCAAGTGAATAAATGCGGTAGCACCTCTTACATTCAAGTCTTGTATTAAAGTTGTTAACAATTCTGTATTCGAAGCAGTTTCAGGTCCAACTGCGGCAGCAAACTGAGCAGCTATCTCAGTTAATTGCATCATTTCACCTTCAGCGTTTAATATCTCAACGCCCATTTTACGGAATCCTACTTCAGCATCCATAGCGCTTTCAGCAAACTCAGCCAATGCTTGTCTAAGACCCCTACCAGCTATACCAGCCTCTAAAGCTCTATTAGTCAATATCTGTAAAGCCCCTAACAATTGGTCAATAGATTGCCCTGTAGAGGTAAAGAAAGGTAGAGCAAACTTAACAGCGCTTGATAAATCTTGATACTCAATAAGAGACTTCTGTATAGCAAAAGCGAACTTATCTGTTATAAGTGCTGCTTGGTCCATCTCCATACCAAAACCAAACAACGTTTGTGCTGTAAGTTTAGAGATAGTATTGTGGTCTCCTTGTACAGCCATAGATAGTTTTAAGGTGTGTGGTAAAACTTCGAGTGCTTCATTTGCGGTCAAACCAGCAGATGCAAGTTGGTAAAGACCAGTTGCACCATTTTGCGTAGCTATACCAAATTCGTTACCAAATTGTATAATTGAATTACCGACTTCGAAAAGCTGGTCGTTAGTAAGGTTAAATACAGAATTAGCATTTAAAAGTTCTCTTTCAAACTCCATTAATTCCTGTGTATTTTGGGTTAATTTAAAACCTACAGCAGTTAAAAGCATTACTGAGTTTCGTAAAGCTTCATTAAATTTATTTCGTACTGCATCTGTTGTGGATAATATGGCTCTAGATATTTGTCTTTGTTTTAATAATAATTTATGAGATAGTCTATCCATTTTATCTGCTTCGCGGGACTGTCTTTGGAGGTTGTCTAATATTTCTTTATCTAAATCTAATTCTTTTTGTTTTTTATCAATTTTACCGACTAAAGTATTGACTTGTCTTTGTCCTTCTTTAGTAGTTGTGTCAGTCAATGCTGCTTCTTGTGTCATTGAATCGATAGCTTTTTGGCTTAACTGTACTTTTTGAGCAGCGTGTGCTAAAACTTCTCTTCTATTTGTAGCACCCATATCATATAAGTTTTGGGTTTGTTTAATAACAGCATTTATACCATCTAAGCCACCCATACCTTTAGATAATTGTGCTTGTAGAGGAGCTGCCATAGTCATTTTAAGTGAATTAAATGCTTTTGAGGTTCTATCAAATGACTTACCCAACTGAGAACTAGCAGTGTGGTCCATTTGTGCTAAGTTTTGTTTTAAAAGAGCGTGCATTTCGTTGTTCATTCTAGTCTGGGAACGAATAGTGCCTTCATTAATTTGTCGTAAATCGGTTAAATACGCATTTTTAACTAAACCAGTACCACCACTCTTACCTGCCTGTTGGGCCATACCAACCATACTTCGTATACCTTTAGCTAAAAGACTACCTGTTTTTTGTAAAGCCTGTGGACTAGGAACTGCTAATCCTACAGCAATGCGAGTGGCAAACAGCTGGCCTGTCATACTCATTATCTAATACCTTTGAAACTTTTTGGTTTCTTTTCCGTTCCAGTCATTCTTTCATACTTACGTCGCGTTTTTAGGTAAGTATTGTACTGTGCCCTCACTTGTGGCTTGTTTTTAGCCATTTCGCTGACATCCTCGGCCGTGTAGCCATCCATTGAATGGTAAGCACTATGTTCGTACATAGCACGGCATAACGCCTCTAATTCATGACGAGGTGTCTTTTTAATTTCATTCCAACTCATACCCAAATTTTTCATTAAGGGTATGTAAATCATTATCGCATCAGGCGATTCCAGCATCAATCGCGAAAATTTTCTGCTTGTTCGTCCTGAATACCTACAATCTTATTTGATATTGCATATCTTAAAGTGGTTGGTAACAAAGCCCACTGTTTTTTTGTTATTACTGGACCGTCTGGGTTTTTGTCATTAGCTTTTAATAACATTTTTATTACCCTTTTTGTTCCAATCTCTTGGTAAATTTCCATCTTTTCTTCTTCTGGTAGTGAATCATTTATTCCTGTGAATTTAGGTTCTTCTGTTTCTGTTAGCTCACAAAATTGAAATTCCACTACTTTCTTTCTAAAATCTACTTTCTCTACTTGCACCTCATCAGTGAGGGCTACTAATTCATCCATTGACCATATTTCCTTTTCTGTCATTGTTGTTCTCCTTTTTTTATTCAAGGCGCCATGTATTATTTACACGACGCCCGTGTGTAATGATGTTTCTCAACATCTATACTCCTTATAGGTCTGTAGCCAATAATTCAGCTTGGTCAGCTGTTTGACCGAAACTTGGCGTTAGTGGTGTAGTAAACTCGAGTGTTTCATCAGCAGAGCCATCTACGTTTGTAGTGACTGTGTGTGATGCTAAAACACAACCGGGTATACTCATTACTTCAGTACCATTTTGTAATTGTATATGTACTCTAAAACCTAAGTTAACCGTAGGTTCTTCAAGTCCAGAGTTACCTGTAGTACCTGAACAACCCCATCGACCATAAGCTGCTGATTCGTTATTAAAAACTGAATCCCACACTAATGATTCTTTCTTTCGTGTAATACTAATGGTTGTTTCTTTTTTGATTTCTGCTTTGGTTGTTTGTCTGAATCCGAAATATGTAATATCTTCATCCATAGTTCCAATTGAAACATCTAAACCAATTACATTAGTTAACTGAGGTACACCTTTCACAGTACCATCTCGATAATCAAGACTTCCTGATAAAGGTCCTGCAAATATGTGATTGCTTCCTGTCGTTATCGACCATGATATTACTCCTGCTGGACTGCAAAGACCGTATACGTTATCTGTTGCTGTGTTTTCTGTTGTAATAAACATAGCAATATCTTGTCCCATAAAGTAAACCATACTTACATCTCCCCTACAGTTGTCATTGTTGTGTCAAAAGTATTAGTTGCACCAGTGTATAATGTTGGTAATACTGATGATTTTAATTCTAAAGTTTCTTCTGTAACACCGTCTGCATTTAAGGTAACTGTGTGTCCTGTTATTGCAGCGTTTCTAACGGTGTATACTTCAGCCGTGTCTTTCATTCTAACGTGAACCCTGTATCCGTAATTAACCGGATTAGAAGGGTGTAAAGCATATGTTGCACCAGATACAGCAGATTTAGGATTAGTTCTTCCCATTGATATTAATGGCGTTGAACCGGTATACATTACTCCAAATCTTGCACCTTGATGTAAATATGCTGGTAAGTCTAAAAATGATACTGGAACGTTTGCAGTAGCTGTTGCGGATGCTGACATTGTTACGGTATTTGCGTCTACAATAGCAGCTATAATTGTTCCTTTTGGTATACCTGCACCTACAATGAACATACCTACTCTATAACCGGCAGTGGATGTAAGTCCATCAAGTGTAGTGTTACTATTAGTGTCACCAGTAGCATCTGTTTCGCGACCTTCAAATTCGAGTCCATTACTTGGACCATTGTATATGGCGTCCCACAATTCATCACTCTTCTTGTGTGTTAGTGTGACAGTCATATCTTTTCTTAATTCTACAGACTGAGTTGAAACTTGACCCATGAATGGACCAACTTCTTCATCAGATGTAGATATAGACAGGTCAACTCCTGTCAAGTCGTGTACTCGTGAGGCCAAGACAGTAGCATCGCTTTGCATGGTATTTGCAAAAATGTTGGTGTCAGGACCGGTAGCACCAGAAGTAACCAATGCACAAACTGGGATAGTTGTCCCTTGTACATCTGCCTCTAAGCCTACAGCAGTTGAAGCGGTTGTGGCTTCTAATGTGACGAATACGTCGACGTCTCTTCCTAGGAAATATGTCATATTTTATTTTCTCCTTATTTTGTTGTCTAGACAAATTTGCGTTACATTACACTCGTTACTTTTAAATTAGATTAAGTTACTATATAAAGCTTGTGTTTACTCTTGTATTTCATAGGTGCTTTTTATATTTAAATTAGAAGATAAATCACGACGGGACTCAAGCACAGGAGCGACTGAAAAATTATACCCCATACCATCACCTTTCCAAGTGTTTTCGGTAGGGCTACTCCACACACCTAAATATTTTTTACGTGGGCCATCCCACGCTTGACCATATTTAAACTCTTCAGATATGGGTTCTCCAGTTACCTTACCTACAATTGCCGCAGAGTTTCTAAACCATGCTTTAGTTAATTGATTACTAACTACAATAAGATTATTGTAAAATTCTTTAAATCTTCCTTGCATTGGAGCACTATTAAAATAAGCATCAATATCGTCTTTTAGTTTTTTAGCAACCTTCATTTGTATTTTGTGTACTTGGTCTGGTCCATCAGTACTTAGATAAGTTTCTATCTGTCCATCTGCATTAATCTGTGTAAGGGCGTTGGCGTACTTTCCTAAGGTTTCTATTCTTGCTCGAGTCAAAACCGCAGTCTCTCTTATAATTCGTTTGACCTTTGTAACTTCTGCTGCTACTTTTTTTGAATCAGTAGTTTTTAAATTACTAACATGTCTAGTATATCCTGTCATCATATCCTTCGACGTAGTTATGACTGCTGTTGTTCCTCTACTAAACTGAGGGATTCCATTTTCAAGCTGAGGCGTAATTACAGTAAGACCCCATCTGTCACTCGAAAATTGTGCTTGAAATAAATATGGTTTCATATTGTTACGAGCAAACCTATCTAAAATCTGTCTAATATTATAATTATCTGAAGAACTATCGCCTCCGGGTGTAGTAGCTAAAGTTCTAGCATATTCAAAACTTTGTCCTCCTACTAAAGCCTTTGAAGGCATTAATCCACTTTCTAAAGTTGCTTCAGAATTAGCATAGGCTTCTCTAATGGTTGCATTGTATTTTGCAAACTTATTATCTATATGGTTTTCCCACACTTTCTTGTTCTTCTGAGTTATCTTTTCTTGACCTTTAAAAGTACCTAATACTTTATTTTCTGCCTTTGTTATTTCTAAATCAGAATACTGTACACCATCTTTCATAACGGATTCAATATAACTAGATAGTGTATTATATTTAGTTAAATCTATATCGAAACCTCTTCCAGTCCTATCAGTATATGTTGGTTCAAACTTTTTGTTTAAATCCTGACCCTGACCTCCTTGAACTTTTGCTATGTTATCAAACCCTTCTGCAATCATCTTTAATTCCATCTCAGTCGCATCTCTCGACGATTCTGGTGTGAATATTGGGTTTTTAGTTTTATAATCTACATTTAACAATGCTGCCAATTGTCCACCCATAAATGAAGTTGGTGGACCTGTGTTAGGTAATTGCCTCAGTGTATTTTCTTGTCTGTTCTGAGACTGTGCCATTTTGGTTAATCTTCCAGAACCTATTCCTCTAAAGATGTCTCGTCTAGAAAGAGGATGTCCTGACTCCCAAGGATATTTTCTATCATTACTCAACGATTTAGGATTTGAACTACCTTTTATATCTTTTGGTGCTAATCTAAAGTAAGCCTTTTTACCGGGGTCTTGTGTAAGTTTTCCTCCGCCGGCATTTTGTAAAGCCATTGAATAAGCTGCTGTAAAAGGAAGATGTGGTTGAAAAGAAAAATGAATAGTTCTAATTGCATCCTGCGTTTGAAATTTGTCACCAACATATTCATAGTTATCTGGCATAACTACCTACTGTTCTTAAACACTATTACCATCGAACTTATAGCGTTCCACGTCTCTAAATCAGGATTATATCCGATATCTCTAAAGCCACTAAAATGACGCTCTACTACGGTTGCAGGCACTGTTGCTGCTGGGAAATCTACATCCATAAGTACATTAGCGCAATTAAGCATGAGATAATTAAGCAACCTTCTCTCTTTATAGACCTCTCCCCCTACTGTGATAGAGCACTTACTATCCACTGCTACATAGATATTAAAGGCTACTCCATAGAGCTCCCCTATTGCATTAGATGAGCCACTAGTTAAACGTTGACCCATAAATTGAGTCTCAATCCCATTAGCTGCCATCTCTGTGATAATACATGGATACTTAGTTTCTACTGTGGTTGGAAATTGCCCAAAAACGGTCACGTCTGCACTTGTCCAAGCATTGCCTGTTGCAGCTGTGTCTGGAGCTGTAACTGTATTATATTTGCCTAAACGGAGATTGTCAATTAGAGCTCGCTCAATGTCGTTAAGATGGTCTATTGCCATTAAGTATCCTCCGCCCTTCTACGTGCGTCGTCTCTTCCTGAAACCCTTACACAATCAAATATTATGTAACCATCAGTCATATCTTTTAATGAATGTACGTGCCATGATACTGATTTATAAAACTCAGCTTGCCTTATTTGTACAGTGTCTGTTATTGCGGCTGGGCCAGTGTAATTAAATGTTATGTTTTTTAATCCTTTTTCGTAATCATAAGATGAAGCACCCCCTAAATTGGCTGCTGCTACTCCAACTGCGTATCTAGTACCAGCTTGGAATATACTTGTATTGTCAGTAGTAGTTCCTGATATATAAGGTACATCGACAGATAACCATGTATTTTGGGTTACTGTCAAAGCAGTAGGTGTGTAAGTAAGTGTGTGGTTGGATGCGTTTGTTACAACAATTGAGGTTAATACTAAATTGGTATCATTTGTTTTAATCTTAAATCTAAGTCTATCTGCTTCTAGAACATTATTATTTACTCCAGCAGCTACTGTTGGTGTGTATGTCATAGAAGTTGATACACCAGTGTTAGTTATAGATTCTCCATCTGAACTAAGAGTTCCAGCACCGCCCTCAGTCCAAGCATATCTATTACTACCTGAAGTCATTGTAGTCCCACTTGTCCATACATTATAAACAGTTCTATAATTTGTAATTAATCTATCCCAACCTTCTATTTCATTAAAGTTAGCATTATTATTTTGATTAAAATTACCGTTGCTTATACCTGCGCTACCACTTAAAGATACACCTTTGATTGTATTCATATTAGGTGTGTATATCCTAGCAGCTCCTATAATATTATTCCCATCTCTTTGATGTTGAAAATTTGCAGTAACTGCTGGTCTTATAATAGCTGGTAAATCTGGTAATAAAAGTTCTTCTGTCAAAACTGCACCATTTGGTACACCATATGCATCTGTTGTATAAATAGGTGGTCTATGGTATGTAACTGTTTGAGCTTGTTCTGTTCTGTACCTAAGGGCACGGAATACTCTTCCCATATTTAAGGCTCCGGGACGAATGCCCTGAGAACCAATCAGACCGGGCATTAATTCTCCCTTGTCCCTCTAGGACTTGGGTACATATCTTTAGTAGCGTCGACACCAGTAACGTTTTTATTCCAGTTAACTTTCCCAAGCCATGGTGCTGCATTGTACTCAGTTCGTTTGATACTGAGACTTTGTTTCATTACTAAACATTGTTCAGCTAATTCTTTGAAATGTATAAATTGGTCATCCTCGTAATATACAGCTAAGTCTCCTACTTGTATTCGTTCTATACCCATACCATTCTGAGCTATACAGGCAAGATAACAAGAATAATACATAACTGCGTTATCATAAGCAGAATCATTTCCGATAACATAAGCAGTGCCTATTTGAGATAAAAACCACTCAGAAGCTACACTGATAAGAATATCGACAGTGTCATTATCTAACTCCTCCTGTTCTATACCGGATATAAGTCTTACCCGAGTTCTAAGACTCGGTAAATCAGTTATTGCTGTTATTGCCATTTTACATCATCCCCATTGCACCTGCTCCACCAGCTGCTACAAAAGCAATACCGACCCACCATCGTATTTGGCTACGGATATCGTTTTCCCACAATTCGTGGTGTGCAAGATGATTCGTGAAAAGAGTTTCGAATTGTTCCATTTTATTGAATACTGTTTTAACTCTTTCGTCCATACGGATTAAAAGTTCGTCGCGCTCTTCAGTCTTCATTATAATAATACCTCTCACCCATATTTAAAGGTTTCTCTGTCATTGTTAGTTTTATGGTGACCAAGATGGCCAAGCACGCGTTGCTCCTCCTACAGACGCGGTTAAATATCCATTTGGTACTCCTACGGTTGCCATATCATACATTTCTACTGGAGCACCAGAAGGTACATAAGTTACTGGAGCTGCACCAAATAAAGCCGAACCACCTGCACCTACGTGTGAAATAGTAGTTCCTCCACCACCACCACCACCACCAGTTGCACCAGTTTGTCCTTGTTTTCCTTGTGTACCTTGGTTACCAGTACCAGTCGTACCTTGTTTTCCTTGTGTACCTTGACTTCCTGTAGAACCACCTGAACCAGTACTTCCTGTAGTTCCCTGTTTACCTTGTACACCTTGGCGGCCTTGAGTTCCTTGAGAACCACCACCGCCTCCTCCACCGGATGAACCTTGTTTTCCTTGTACACCCTGTCTACCTTGTGTACCTTGTCTTCCTTGTGTACCTTGGTCACCTACACGTCCTTGTTTACCTTGAATTCCCTGATTACCAACTGGTCCCGGAACAGTAGAATCTGCACCAGTAACTCCTTGTCTACCTTGTGTACCTTGTGAACCAGTAGTACCTTGACGGCCTTGAGTTCCTTGAGAACCTCCTCCACCACCGCCACCAGTATTACCTTGAATACCTTGTTTACCTTGTATACCCTGAGTACCTTGTCTTCCTTGTGTACCTTGGTCACCTACACGTCCTTGTTTACCTTGAATTCCCTGATTACCAACTGGTCCCGGAACAGTAGAATCTGCACCAGTAACTCCTTGTCTACCTTGTGTTCCTTGTAAACCTGTAGTTCCTTGTGTTCCTTGTTTACCTTGTTTTCCTTGTACACCTTGACGGCCTTGAGTTCCTTGTGAACCTCCTCCACCACCGCCACCAGTATTACCTTGAATACCTTGTTTACCTTGTATACCCTGAGTACCTTGAGGACCAACTACTGTAGAATCTGCACCAGTAACTCCTTGTCTACCTTGTGTTCCTTGTTTACCTTGTATTCCTTGTGTACCTTGAGTACCTTGTTTTCCTTGTACACCTTGACGGCCTTGAGTTCCTTGAGGACCAGCTACTGTAGAATCTGCACCAGTTGTACCTTGTATTCCTTGTTTACCCTGAATACCTTGTGCTCCTGTAGTTCCTTGTGTACCTTGCGCTCCTGTAGTTCCTTGTGTTCCTTGACGACCTTGAGTACCTTGAGTACCTCCTCCACCACCGCCACCAGTATTACCTTGAATACCTTGTTTACCTTGTATACCCTGAGTACCTTGTTTACCTTGTATTCCTTGGGTTCCTTGAGAACCTGTAGCACCAGTAGTACCTTGTCTACCTTGTGTACCTTGAGGACCAACCACTGTGGAATCCTCTCCAGTAGTACCTTGTCTACCTTGTGTACCTTGTTTTCCTTGTATTCCTTGTTTACCCTGAATGCCTTGGGCTCCTGTAGTTCCTTGAGTTCCTTGAGGACCAGCTACTGTAGAAGCTGCACCAGTTGTACCTTGTATTCCTTGTTTACCCTGAATACCTTGAGCTCCTGTAGTTCCTTGTGTACCTTGCGCTCCTGTAGTTCCTTGTGTTCCTTGTTTTCCTTGAACTCCTTGAACACCTTGTTTACCCTGAATACCTTGAGCTCCTGTAGTTCCTTGTGTACCTTGCGCTCCTGTAGTTCCTTGTGTTCCTTGTCTACCTTGTGTTCCTTGAGAACCACCACCGCCTCCTCCACCAGTTGTACCCTGTTTACCTTGGACACCTTGTGTGCCCTGAGCTCCAGCTTGTACAAAACTAATAACACAATCATCACCATTACTAAAAGTACCATTACTATCAACAAACTGTACTTGTACTTCTTCATAAGCTGTAGTCCCTGCTCCACCAGCAACATTTGCTCCTGTAATATTAAAAGTAACGAATTCATCTGAGTCGTTAGTTCTAAAAATTCTTAAATGTCCTCTTACTGCACCAGTACCATCATCGAGTGAGTCCACCCAATCACTGACGTCAGTAGTATTAATATCAAAATCAGATATTCCTACTTTAGAAATTAAACCGTAATTAGGCACACCTCCACCACCGGGTAATGCAATATTAAATCCAAAATTAGTTTGTCCCGGAGAACCAGCGGTAATATCAAAACTACTATAATTAAATTCAATACTGTTTCCACCAAAAAGACCTAATGTCCCTTGTTTACCTTGTGTACCTTGACGCCCTTGTGTTCCTTGTGCGCCAGTAGTTCCTTGTGTACCTTGACTACCTGTAGTTCCTTGTTTACCTTGAATACCTTGTGTACCTTGTCTACCCTGTGTACCTTGAGAACCAGTTGTTCCTTGTCTTCCTTGAGTTCCTTGACTACCTGTAGTACCTTGTTTGCCTTGAATACCTTGTGTACCTTGTCTACCCTGTGTTCCTTGTGCGCCAGTAGTTCCTTGTGTACCTTGACTACCTGTAGTTCCTTGTCTACCTTGTGTACCTTGTCCACCAGTAGTTCCTTGTCTACCTTGAGTTCCTTGTGAGCCAGTAGTTCCTTGTCTTCCTTGAGTACCTTGACCACCAGTAGTTCCTTGTCTACCTTGAGTTCCTTGACCACCAGTAGTTCCTTGTCTACCTTGAGTTCCTTGAGTACCTCCGCCACCACCTCCACCGGTAGTACCTTGTTTACCTTGGATACCTTGTGTACCTTGTGTACCAGAAGATTGTGCTCTCCTGTTAACGGCGTTGTGAGGCATACTCTTTAATACATTACTAAATCTGGCCATATTATCTTAAAAAAAGGATAGCAGGGCTCAGCCCCACTATCGTTGTTTTGATGTTTGTGTTCTACTTACGTAGCTCTTTAACAGCTAACTTAAATGCACAATTCAAGTCACCACTTAAGCAAGCATCGCATAGAGTTCCATCCTCTTTAGGACAGAGGGCTTCTCCTACGAGTAACTTTTGTTGCGCTATTTGTATTTTTAAACCTTCTTCTGCACTCATGTTTATGCTCCGTTAGTCTCCACTAAAGTAACTTTAGCTACCCAGTTGATATTTTTAGCTGCTGCTCCAGTGACTTTAATATCTAAAGTGTCATCTGTATTATTAGCTACAGCTGTAACATCCCAAGCTGCATCTGCTTCTGCAATAACTGTTTTAGTAATTGAACCTTGTAAAGCAGTTGTTCCATTATCATTTTTAATACAACCTAGAATTTCATATGCAGCACTCTCAGTTTGAGTACCTGTCCTTCTAGCTACAATGTGAATTTTCATCAACATCGACGAATCTTGCCTAATAGGGATTGAAGTACCACTTCCGGCGATTTGGTTTACCATTGTAGTTTCTGTTCCGTCAGTTGTCTGACATCCTACTATAGTATCTAAAAATTGAGCACTTCCTGTTACAGAACCAAACTTTCCTCCACCGTGAACTCGATTAAGGGCTATGTTAGAGTATGGATAATATCCACTCATTACAGCATAATCTCCAGTCGTTGACCCAGCACCAAAATGACTTCCTCCAAGGAACATTCTATAATTTGTGTTAACTAATGTATTACCATCACCGAAACAAGAAGAATTTTGAGAACCGAAGTTATTACCACTACCTATTATAATTCCATCTGAAAAACTACCATTTCCTATATTAAGTGTTCCACCTACAATAGCATCACTAATACCAGCGTCAAGCGAATTTGCCGTACCACCTAGTATAACACTATCGTCAGCTCCAGTTGTAGATGAGGCGTTACCTAACAAACCACCTACTACAATCATACCATCAGAACTAGCTTTTACTTTATTCAAGGCTCCACCAAGAATAACAGACGCATCTGAAGGTGAACCACTTGTTGATTCTATTGTATTACCTGAACCACCAATGATAGCACACTCTTCTGAATTAGGATTTATTGTATGATTTTTACCACCCAATATACTTACATTCACTGCGTCTTCCTTAATGGTGTTACCTGTACCTACTACTAAACTATTAACTGCCGAACCAGATACTATATTGGTGTTTCCAACAATAAGATTAGGTCCTACTAAGTTGTCTGTTGTGTTGCCGCTTCCAAAAACGGCGTTCTTTCCGAATTTATATCCTGCCATATTAATCTCCTTAAGCTATGTTAAGCTTTAATACCTCTACATGGGCCATCCAGTTAACTGTATGACCAGTGTCACCTGTTACTTTAAGTTCAAATGTATCGTCAGTATTGTTTACTGCCAATGTAGCATCGTAGTTAGTTGTACCAGTGTCTTCGTTAAGAACTCTCTTAGTTACACCAGTAGTTCCCGCAGTTGAAGTTCCACCTTGGTTTTTAAATGCACATATTACTTCATAAGCCGCACTTTGTCCTGCATCTCCTACTTTTCTTCCTATAACAGTTGCTTTAACTATTACACTGTCGTTTGCTGCTAAAGTCCATTTATTAGCTGAAGCAGCAGCATTATATATTACAGTAGCTGTATTATTAGTTGTCTGACCTCTGTATACAACATGTGATGTTAACTGTGCATCACCTTTTGCTGCGAAAGCCCCTGCTGCGGTACTTATTGCACCGTGAATATTATCTCTTGTTGAACCACTATTACCTATTTGTAAACCATAACCAAATTGAAATGGTGCAAGGTTATCTTTTCCAGTGGTAATTCCATAATAAGAACCACTTACAGTATTATCTTTTCCACCAAGTAAATGATGTCCTACACCATAAACGTCCTCATCGTTAATGTTATCCTGTCCGAATGTAAGATTGTATCTCATGGTTGATTTAAGATTTTGACCAATCATCAAGTTACCATCTGTATTAGTTGAAGCACCACTACAGTTGATTCCAACTATTAAATTATGTGTTGCTGCGGTGTTGACTGTGTGACTATCTCCAAACACAACATTGTTTGAACCCGTAACAGAATTTCCAGAACCCCATATGAAAGATTCATCCGCTGCGGATGTTGCTGTATTACTTATCCCACCAACTACTGAATAGTCAGCCGAATTACTATTTCCACTTCCAAAAACATATTGGAAGCTTCCAGAGAGAGTTGTATTCTCTCCGAAATTTGCTTTATTGCCGAATTTATATCCTGCCATATTTTATCTCCTTTTAATGAAAAAATTATAATCGCCCTAGAAGACCTTTTGCAAGGCTTGCGAATATAACACTTTGATTAATCTAAGTGGGGACTTTAACCTGCCCCCAAAGGTAAGTATTTTATCCTATACTTAAAGGTGTATCAATGAGCTTAAGCTCCGTTGATGACTATGACTCCAACTTCAGGTCGGATGACTTTTAGACCATATCTCATAGACATGTACGAACCGACGATTCCGAAACCGGGGTTTGCTTGTTCTACTGTGAGAGGTCTTCTTTCTACGTAAACCATAGGTTTAACGGAAAGGTCAAAGACACCAAATCTGTCTGATGGGACATATGCGTTGACGATTACATCTAATCCGTACAAGGAACCAACAACACCAGATGAAGCTGTCTGAGAGACTGGGCTTCCCGGCATCATAGCTGCTTGAGTTGGGTTAGCTGCACCACCAGCTTCTCCTTGTGCTGCTGTGAAAGCAGTTACAAAGTCACCTAAGTCTAATAAAGACTTGTAGTGAGCTGGGGAGATAAACAAGTGGCTTGCATTGTATCCGTGGGTAGAGATGCGGTCAATAGATGATGTGATATCAGAGAGAGCTAAGTCTCCTGCTGCATCACCAGCTGCTCTTACGTATGAATTACGGATTAATCTGGTTGCAGATTCATTACCGTATGAATTCAATCGTGAGCTTCCACTGTCTATATCGGCTGCTGTCATACCTGCTCCGAAGAATCCGGAGTATGGATTAGATGCAAAAGTTGTGATTGTTGCTTCAGTTGTGGTTTCATCAATTGCGATGGTTCCTAATGTAGCGTCAGCAGTTTTGCTTCCGAAAACGACTTTGACAACACTGTCAGTGACGTGACGGTCTACAGCTCTGCGAGCTTCATTCAAAGCCATTTCAACTTCGTTGAACCTTGAATCTTCAATCATTCTTCGGGTAACACCTACTGCTATACCCCATTCTTTCACTGAGATACGCTCGGAGCGTAGTTTAGTGTGTTGGTATTCAGGAGTTGTTCCTTCGTTTATTTGCTCAAGCTTCATGCTTGGGCGTGCTAGTGTAATATCAATATTACCGCCGGTATCTGTGGTCATTGGTTCTGCAAAGAAAGACATTACAGGAAGTTCAGTGACTTTGTAGTCCATGATAGCTTCTTTGTAATCAATAAGTACTCTCTCTCCAAGTCCTCCGTCCACGGAGCCAGTATTCAAACTGGTCAATAAACCGGGCGTTGCTGCTGGGTATTCTGTCATATTTCTTTATCTCCTTAGAGCGTCTGACACTTGGTCAGTCCTGCTGCTGCGTTATTTTCTAACGTAACGGCTTGTGCTTTAGCTGCTGCTGCTGCGTTGGTTGCTAATAGTAATCTACCAGCGACTGTTCCCATCATCATAGCTGAACCAGCTGCTACATCTGCACAGTTGATGTTCAATACTACTCCAACACCAGTTACTAAGGAACCTACAGCTCCTGAGTCAATGTTTGTTAGAGCAATACCTGCGTATGCAAATTTGAATAGCGCATCGCCTGTGTCTGCTTTTTGCAATTTACCATTGGCATCAATGGTACATGCATCTCCGGCTACGATAGCTTCAGCTGCGGTATACGGAAGTATACGTGCTGGAGCTCCACCGTCATTAATTAAAATTTCTGTTGCCATATTTAATCACCTTTTTTGTAGTAGTCAGCATTCAATCGAATTCTGCCACTGTTGTCCTTTGTCATACCGAATTCTCTCTCGACAACTGGTTCTGTATCTTCTGAAGCTACTTTACCTTTTCCGAAAGTTCTTTCGACATCCATGTTTGGCTCTGGCATTGCTGCTAGAGCGTCGTTAAATCCAGTCAATCTGGACTCATCCCAAGCTGAAAGTTCTTCTACACGTGCATCCTTCTTTTCTTCTTCGACTGTACCGAATAAGATTTCTCTGGATATAATTGCTTCTACTGCTTCTAACTTGCGGGCTTCTGCTTCTTTTGCGGCTCTCTCTTCTTCAGCTAATTTGAATGCTTCTATTTCTTTCATAGCAGCTTCGTACTGAGATTCGATATCCTTCTTAGATGCAGTTGCTTCCTCAAGTTGAGTTCGTAGCGAAGCGAACTCGCGTTCGACAATGCTTTCTGCGTCGGATTTTACATTAGTTTCTACTTTATCTTCTGACATAGTTTGTTCCTCTGTATTATCGCATCCACATGTTCCTTCATGGCCACCACAACCACAGTCGTGGTCGTCATCAGGTTCTTGTGAATCACACTTCGTTTCTATCGTACATTCCTTACATACTGGGTCCATCTTTTCATTGTCAATGAAACTTACCTCTGTAGGACGAATATTGGTGGCATAAGTGTCACCCATGACATCAATATCGTTTGAAAACCAATCGATACTAACATGCGTCATGTCTCCCTCCTTAACTTTATTCATTACTTCTTCACCGCGGCCATATTTATTAGATACTGTTGCCAACATCTTTACTGCGGTCTTTCCATTTTCCATCTCGATTAGCTCCGGATTAGCAGCCATGCCGATTAGGTCCTCGGCTGTTCTTTGATGGTCTACATATATCGGAAGGTCAGTAAAAGAAGTTAAATTATCTTTTAGCATCCCTTTTTCAATATAAACTTTATTCATATCACCGTCGACTTCATATTCGTGAAGTCCCGATGTTATAGCGATGACTGGGAAAGAAACAGAGTCTATTCCCTCTTCGCTTGTAAATGTCACTTCTTCACTTTCACTAACTGAAAGAGCAAATGACCTGCGAACTGGTTCGGATTTGATATCTGCAAATTCCCGTTCAACGCCGTTCTCTTGCGCCCACATGCTACACATGCCTGCTGCAATCTCTTCGGAGTTATCAAAACCCCTTTTCCTTAGAGTAGCTTTGGTAGCTATCATACATTTATCGAATGTCATGCTCTATCTCCTGTTGCGTTTGCGGAGGGTTTGTTACCCCTGTTCTGTGCTCTGGATGATTCTTCTTTCTTGTCTTGATTTTTTCCTCCAGAAATATTTGCATTCTTGTCTCCCTGCTCTTGTCTTATAGGTGAAGCCTTAATGTCTTCAGAAGTTTCCATGTCTAATTCTGCTACTCCTTCAGGGTCAAGTCCTCTTTCCTCTCTAACTTCGCCGGGTGATAAAACTCCTTCTGATAAGTATATCATATCAGTCTTAGCTTTAACAAATGCGTCTTCAACATTAATTTGCCTAAACTTAAATTTAGCTTCTCCTTTTTCTAATTGAGGCATAAGCTGGGCGTTAAGTGCACCCTCTACCATCGTTTGTAGATATCTTACATAAGGTTCAAAAATAGGTCGTGCTTTATCTGGGTCTGTCCACATTGTTTTTGGTGTTTTCAGAGCCACATGTATTTTATCCATAATATCGTCTGTATATTTACCATATTCAAATGCACGCTGAGTTCCTTGTAGTTCTTTAATAACTATATCGTTTCCGTGGATGATATCTTCACCGGGCGCTAAATTATTAAATGCTTCTACTATTTCGTTAATTTTATCTGGACCATAAGGCATGTCAGGTAATCCAGCAGAAACATCATACCTTGAATTAGCGTATTTGTTTAGTGCTGCACCTATGTCACGTTCTGCATAGTCTTTTAAATCAACAAGATATAATATCGGATGTATGTCAGATAATCCATAAGCAAAATCATCAAACTGGTTATTCTTCAATTCAATAATCTCATCTTCTTCAAATCTAATATTTTCTTGGTCATCTCCTATTTTTTGATAGTAATATTCTATTTGCCCATGTTCATTCCTTTTGACAAACATGTTTTGACTAGACCTGAGTACTAAGTTGTCTCCAGTCCATTCTAAATATCCAGTACCAAAAATACGGGCATTTCTTAACCAACCATACAATATATGTTCTATATTTATATCTCGGAACATTTCTTCTACTTCTTCTCTTACATTTTCATCGGCTGTTACAATGTCAAAGTTATCTTTAACTGCGTATAAACATGGTAAATCAATTAAACTACGAACTATAGGGTCAGATAAATATACATTCATATATGTTCTGTTTTTACCTATGTGTGGTTCATAATCTTTTTCACCACCGACGGCGTACCCTCTATTAATCTTCAGGCGTTGTATAACTCCCGCTCCATAACTTCTCGGGTCGTCTTCTTTGTACGTAGGATTACTTCCAACTGAAGCAAACGTACGTCTAACTCTATCTATAAACGACATGGCTATTTATAATTAACTTTAATGAGTATATAAAGATTGTGTTAGATTCCCCTTAGCCCGCGTTTGTTTAGTGTATGTTTTCGTTGAGAAGTGGTGAAAAGTGAAACCCCTGAGTGAGTTCCGCGATTTCCTACCGATGCTGAATAATTTTTATTAATTGGACGTGACACTATTGATTGTGCAAAGTTACCTGACATTGGTAACATACTTAAAGTAGCATGTAAAGCCATTGCAGTACTATCACAATAATCATCATGTCTACCTGACGGTGCAGATATTTTTTCTGTCTTATTAGCTGCATCCATAGTATATTCTAAATCAATATGTTCTTTAGTCCATTTATTAATTAGTTTAGCTTCTGGTTGTTCTAATCCTTTTGGATTGGGTACTTTTACACGTCCTTGTTGTATATAAGAAGTAAAATCTCTATACATTTGTGTTTTTGTCCCTTTTGGTCCTCCTGTAAAAACAAACGCAACAAAATGAACGTCAGTTTCTAAACACGCCAACCGTAAATCATGTTCAACCGCACCACCCATACCAGTACAATCAACAATGAGCCGATTAGCACCAAGCTGGTTGGTAACGTCCATGATACGTCTACGTTGGTATGGAATATCATGTCCACCAGTTCTGGCATTGATTTCTTCAATGTATATAAGTCTAGCAATATTTTCTTCGTCAGACTTTTCAAGGGACCATGCACTAATGACAGTAGAGTTAACAGATTTGCCAATGTCAACACCAACAGTAATATTGCCTCCTCTCTTGTCTCCATCCCCATCAAGTCTATTAAGTATGTAATCATCGTAACACGCCTTTATTTTTTCTGGATTAAATACGTTCGATACAGACTCTACAAACTCACATTCATATTCTGTCCTCCAGTAGACGGAATCTTCTCCCCATTCAGTCATTTTATCTAACATTTCTTCATCAGTGTAGGGAGCTGAATAAGCATCCCCTTTCTTTACGGCGTCTCTCCATGTATAGTGTAATCTTTTAAATGTATCAGCATAACCATCGTCATAAAGATACTTATACATATGATTATCTTTTGACTTAGGAGTGCCTAGATTAATAAAAGGTGCCTTATTAGCGACAATAGCAGGCTCTACATTGTCAATGAATAGTTTATCATCAATTAGTGGAGATTCGTCCACTACGAGGAACGTAGGGTGTTGTCCACGGATAGCTTGTCCTTGGTTACTAGGCGCCAATGGAGCTCTACGCATTATTGTGCCCCCCTTAAGTGTTATGTTGGGCTTGTTATGAAAGCGATAATTCTTAACTAAGCCGTTTAAAAAACTGT